CATCAACGCCATCACCATCGCAGAGTTCGGCGGCACCGCCGTTCGTGAGCCCCGCGCCCGCTACAACGACCGCACCGAGGCGCTGGCCGCGGCGATCGATCTGGGCCAGGAGATCGCCGGCCCGGTGCGCGAGGGCTACCGTCGTCCGACTGTCGCGGTGGTTCGCGACGAGGATCGCGGTCTGGTGGTCCAGGTGGGTAACGCGGACGTGGACGCCGAGTACACCGTGATCTACCCGGTCGAGCATCAGCCGGCCGCGGTTGCGCAGCTCCCCGACGGTACCGGTCTCGGCCACCGTAAGGCCTCGGTGCGATGACGATGAGCGGTTGGGAGAGGACCGGCGACGGGTACCGGCACGAGACGGGGCGGTGGTACGCGGTCGAGACTGGCGTGGGCGCGTTCGATCTGTTCACCGGGCCGGCGGATAACCCGATGGAGTGGCGATTCGTTCTCGACGGGGATCTGACCGCGGTGCACGAGCACGTCGATTCCCAGGGCTGTGCGGCCCGCTGACGGCCGTTCTCCCGGGCGCGGCATAGACGACACCGCGCCTTGACTCGGAACCGGCAGACGGGCCGTGAGGACGCGCAGAAATTCTCGGACAAATTCCTTGACACGTAACCGTCGGATGCCGCATACTTGATTCATGCCGGAAGGGCCGGCAAGGAAGGGGTTCCGAAATGACCGCCACCGCATACGCCGCCTGCATCACCGACCTGATGGCCGACATGGCCGACGCCGGCTGGACCCAGACGGACTCCCGCGTCCGCGACGGTCAGGCGGTCGTTGAGTGGGTCCGCGGCACCCGCCGCCTCTGGGCTCTGGTGGACGTCAACACCAACGACGTCATCGGCGGCAACGCCCTCCGCGGCTACCGCCTGGAGACCGCGAGCGAGTACCTCGCTCGGACCGCGCACCTGGTCCACCCGGACCCGAAGCACGGGACCGACTGGCAGGGTCGCTGACCCGGCCTCCTCCCAGCCCCCGGCAACCCCGTCTAGAGAAAGGACCCGGATATGGCCGTCATCTACCAGTGCCCGCTCCGACTCAGCCGTGTGACCGTTGAGTGTGGGGCCGAGGATCAAGGCCGACGCGCTAAATGCCGCGGCTGCGGGTCGGCTCTTCGAGCGATCGAAGGACACGCCGTGCTGATACCGCACAGTGGGGGCTCCGGGCGCTACAACCTGGACGATGCGGTTCGCGTGTACGCGACGCTCAACGCGGCCCGGAAGGCTGCAGATCGGGCGTTCGAGGAGGACCCGGGGTCCAGCCTGGTCGCCCGATTCCTCGAGGCGCGGTGAGCGCATGAGCGTGCGTCTGCTGGATCTGTTCTGCGGCGCCGGCGGCGCGGGCCGCGGGTATCAGCTCGCGGGGTTCCACGTGACCGGCGTGGACATCAACCCGCAGCCGAACTACGCCGGCGATGAGTTCGTGCAAGGCGATGCGCTGGAGTACCTGGACGCGCACGGGCATGAGTTCGATGTGATCCACGCGTCACCGCCGTGCCAGTCGCAGACCGCGTTGACCAAGGGCACGAACAAACGGGCATACGGCGGCACGTACCCGAACCTGATCCCGCAGACGCGCAAGCTTCTGATCCGGTTCGACGTGCCCACCGTGATCGAGAACGTACAGGGCTCTGAGGTTCGACGTGACCTCGTGCTGTGCGGCGAGATGTTCGGACTCGGCGTGATCCGGCACCGGTACTTCGAGCTGGACACCGCGGTTCCGCAGCCTGCGCACGTCCCTCACCGCGGGCGTGTGGCGGGGTACCGGCACGGTCGTTGGTACGACGGCCCGTACTTCGCTGTGTACGGGGACGGGGGCGGTAAAGGCACCGTTGCGCAGTGGCAGCAGGCTATGGGCATGGACTGGACGGACGTGCGGAAAGAGATCGCGGAGGCGATTCCGCCGGCGTACACCGAGTACATTGGAAAGCACCTGATGGAATATCTTCGCAGGCAGAATGCCGCGTGAAATTCTTTTGCCCGGGGACTTGACATGTAACCGGATCACCGGTTAAAGTCATAACCACAACAAAACAACGGCCAGCAAGATTCAGGCGAGCCCAGACCGCGCGTTGACCCTGATGCAAATCCCGTGTAATGCGGAGCCTCGGCCCACAACATTACTTTGAAGTCCAGCTCTGAGCCGAAGCACGTGGCTACGACGAGCTGGCACCGAGCAGGCAGGATCGCTCAGCCGACATCACCGCGCTGACCGTGTTCGATTCACGGCTGCTCACGTACGCACGCTGACTTGATTCGTAACCAACCTAGGAGGTCACCATGAGCGCTACTGACACCCTCAACCCCACCCAGGGACTGAGCTTCAACCTGACCGATCTCCACGGCTATGTCACCGGCACCCTCTACGGCGACTGGGGAACTACGGCAACCAGCGTGTTCGCTATGGCTGCTCGGCACGACGACCCCGAGGATGCGAAGTACAGAATGGCCCACATCGAGCTGGGACGGAAGATCTCGGACCGCTCGTACGGGTCTGAGTACACCGTCAAGTCCTGGCGATGGATCGATCGGGACGACTTCGACCGGATCATCGGTATGAACGAGATCCGCGCCTCGTTCGGGTGGCGCGCGGCATGACCATCCACATCGCATCGCGCGGACCCGCGGGCTGGACAGCCCGGGTGCTGTTCACCGCGGGCACCGTGCTCACGGTCGTCGACGATCTCGGTCGACGGCACCTGATCGACACATCCAAGACCACTACCCGCCGCATCGCGGCTTGACACGTAACAGGAGGAACCATGGGCCACGACTGGACCGAAACTGCCACAGGTTTCGAGCACATCTCCGGTGAATGGGAGATCGTCCGGGAGCCTCACGGGTCCCGGTTGTACCGAAACCGGCGATTTGCGCTCGCCGCGCCTCTTCATGAGGTCGTGGCATACGTCGAGGCTACGGAGCGTGCCCGGTGAGCGGGCACGCGTGGCTCGCCACGCTCTCGACCCCGGAGCTTCAGCGCATGGTCACTTCGGTGAACCGTGACGCGGCTGCCGCGGCTGCTACCGAGCTCGCGCTGCGAGGAGAGACCCGATGACCTTGAGCGATGCAATAGACCTGATCAACGCCGAGCGCGTGAAGTGGCTCCGCTTCTGCGAAGCGGCCGCGGCCCGCGGCGACAAAGAGGACTGCCTAGTCTGCGGGGGCCGGGCTAGCGGCCTGGCAGACGCGCTGGTAATCCTGGCGAAAGCGGGTTCCTGATGAACGAGACAGAGCTCAAAGCGTTCAACCAGATCATCGCGGCGTCGTACTCGCCGGCTGAGCTCCGCAAGCTGTACCGACGGAGCAACCCGGGCCTGCCGCTGAGCATCGAGCTGGCGTTGTCGGTCGGTGCGATCGTCGCTGGGGCTGCGCTGATGTTCCTGATCACGAAAGCGGTGGGGCTGTGAGCGGCGAGTGGTTCGAGACCGAGTACGGGGCCATGCATCACTCGGACAACTGGCAGCTGGTCGCGAAGACCAACGGGTCGTACGACTTGTACCAGTTCGAGCGGGGTGATAACCCGTTCTGGTTCAAGATCCTTAACACCGATCTTGAGACAGCGAAGGTGTACGTCGAGTTCGTAGAGCGAGAGGACGTGGCATGAAGGTCAGCATCGAGTTAGATCACAGGGAGGCTATGTGGCTGATTGGCCTAGAGATGTTCCTCGACGAGTATCCACCCGAGGAACTCGCAGCGACCGTGAAATCGCTCAGGCACCGAGCTGAGGAGGCGTTGAGGGCAGCCCTTCAGGCGTCCAGTTCTGCGAAAGATCGGCTCGCATGACCACTCCAGACCAGGTTTCGCCTCCCCGGGAGGATGGCGCAACGCCTCCCGGGGAGCTGCGGCTCACCGATCGTTGCGACGCGTGCTCTGCCGCGGCGATGGAGCGCTGGGAGAACGGTCAGTTCGAGCTGCTGTTCTGCAAGCACCACGCCGCCGTCCACGCTGAAGGGTTGTTCACCGCGTCGTGGGTACGTACTGAGTCGTGGGCGTTCGTCCGCGAGAACCTGTCGGGAACCGTCGGGCTGAAGAGAGTGAGGCAGGTGTGAGCGAGGACGCAGAACGTCTATCGGTGGAGGAGATCCGTAGAAAACTGATCGATCGGCTGCAGGAGATCGTCAACGATCTCAGCGGTGATCGCGACTACATGGGCGGCATGGATAGAGGCTTGCAGGAGGCCCTGAACATTGTCGAGGGACGAGATTACTGGGACGACGGTGACTAAGCGCCCGGCCTTCGTCGTCTGGTTCATCGTCGGCGCTGTGATGCTCGCAGCGGTCCTGGTAGCTCCGTCAGCGCGTGCTGACGGGTTCTCCGGGTGCGAGCATCGGTCGGTGTCTCACCAGCTGGAGCACGGCGGTCTGAGGGCCGATTCTGACTGGCACGTGACCCACGGTGACCTGCCGACGTGCGATCCGGAGAAGAAATCCGAGAGCAAACACGACTCAGCCGGCCCGGGCAAAGACCGCGGGAAAGACAAGAAGAGTCGCTACTGCAGATCCCGTTGGTGGTGTTGACCAGCGGATCCGCTGCGGATCGAGTCGTGGTCTGGTAGCTGTAACGCCGGTATCGGTTGTGACGATGCCGGTTCAGCTACGAACTTAGTGACGTTTGACACTTGCGCCGGACTAGATCAAGTGGTCTACTTTCTCCCACGGGGGAAGAGTCCCAGATCTGGGACACCAGAAAACTACGTCGCACTGTCAAGTATCGAGGGGGTTGTGCCTTGCGTTGTAACAAGATGCAGGATACGTTGGTCTGTAATACAAGGAGGACCGATGAGAACCACCAGAGAACAGCTCCCCCGCCTCTCACTAGAAGTGATTGAGGCCCTGAAAGCTACGGGGGAGACTGAGGCAGATATCGCCCGGATGTACGGTGTGACACCACAGGCTGTTTCATGGCACGTTCACACGTACGGAGGTAAATTGACCGCCCGGCAGGTTATCCGCCGCGAATACCCGTTCAAGGTACCCGAGCCTCTTTCTCAGTGCGCGCCGCATAAACGACTGAGGGATCATGGCGAATACATCGCCACACGCGGCAAAGGCATGAAAGAATACAAGCTGAAGCGTCTCCGGTCGTTTTACCGGATGCTTCGTGAGAACAATTGGGTTGTCGAGTTTGATCCGAACATCCCGCCTATACCCGGCGTCAGCAAACGCGGGGGTTGGGCATACAGGGATCGCCAGGAATCCGACGAAGACCTACTCATCAGAGTCAACGAATACACAACTCTGTCCGAGATCGGACGTCATCACATCTGGCGTTTCCCGAGCGTGGAGCCCTGATAACCACCCGCCCCTTTTCTTAAGAAGAATGGTTTGCACCGCATGTTCGAGATCACTTCCCGAGTTATCGGTAAGACAATCGTCCCTACTCTGAACGTGGTTAAAGACGCGTATATCCGCGCTAATACACTCGATCTGGTCCCCGGTATTCGCGGCCTCCACGTTTACCGTTCTACGTGGCTAACCGACGACAGCTACCTTTACCGGGAAGTGAAAGAGTTCATCGACAGGTATTGCGAGCCGGATGCTGTAGAGCGCGAAGAGCGTCACGGCGACAAATACATCATGGGAGAAATCGGGGAATTCCTGAGCTATATTCTCCGCCGCGAATATCAGCCCGCGGACTTCAACCCGTGCCCGTTGCTCGTGGAGCTGGGCCTGGCCAAAAAGCGCCGCTGCAACGCGGCCCGCAAACCTAAAGAGGAGGCAGCATCATGAGCAACATCTGGGATCAGCCGGCGTACTGGGCTTCGCAGCCCGCACCGGTCAGAAAGTGGAACGCCCGGCGACTGGCCGGTCTGGGAATCCTCGCGGTTCTACTGGTGGCGATGATCGCTATGGAGCCGCGGGTGTTCGGGCCTATCGCGTTCACCGGGCTGTTCATCGGCGTGTACCTGCTGCCGACCCTGGTCGCTACGGTGCGTAAGTCGCACCTACAAGGACCCGTGACGGTCGTGAACCTGTTCCTCGGCTGGACGTTCATCGGCTGGGTTGTGGCTCTCGCTATGGCGGTGAAGAAGTGAACGAGAAAGAGTTCGCAGAGCACGTCCGGAAGGCTGTCAAGGCCCATATGGAGAAGGAGTGGGCCGAGAACCCGGAGAGGACCGAGCGCGTCAAAGCGTTCGTCCGCAAGGTCGACGCGCGCGCCGAAGAGATGCGGGCAGCGGGAGCCTCTCACGAAGAGATCAAGGCTATGTACGACAACGCAGTGAACACAGACGAGTACAAGAGGTTGAAAGATGGATAAGCAGGGCAACACGTGGTTGGAGTCAAAGCGGCTCCACGAATTAACAGAGACGCTCGCAGAAGCGGCGTAAGGAAAGGAATCAACCATGACCACTATTCACGCGATGATCATCCGCCCGGAGGAGGAGAAGGACTCCATCATCCTCCACGCTGCGGAGGCGATGTCCAAGATCGCCGACTACGACCTGTCGACGTTCAAGCAGGTTACCGAGTTCCAGCCTGTACCGATCGTGGACCGGGACGCCTCTGAAGTCGTGACTCGGCCTGTCGGCGCGCAGTTCGAGGCTGAAGGCTCTCTCATCTCCGAGGAGAACTCGTCGTACGTCCTCAACGACCTGCAGAACGGTGTTCTGGAGCGTGTCTGGGTCGGAAACTTTTGGACACCGGGCGAGTAGTGGAGTACCGCTACGAGAAGAAACCCCGGTCGGTCTCGCAGCTGTCGCAGTTCGACAAATGCCCGTTCAGCTGGAAATTGGCCAGGCATGAGCGCGTGTGGAGACGCCCAGCGGCCTGGCTGCAGCAGGGTACCGGGGTCCACGCGGTGGCTGAGAAATACATGCTCTCGAAACTCGCCGGCTCACCGCTGACGCGCGAAGAGTGCTATGAGATCTTCAAGGCCGAGTACGCCGACGGGATCAACGAAGCTACCGAGGAGACCCCGAACCTCGGCTGGTGGTTCGCCTCCGGGCCGTACCGCGGCGCGGACGACATCGAGCGTCGCTGGGGTATCGGGCTCCAGCAGGTGGACAAGACCCTGGACTGGATCGACAACCACCAGAGCCTAGAGGTGTGGCACGCACCGGACGGCACGCCGGGGATAGAGCTCGCGATCGAGTTCGAGCTCGATGGGATAGAGATCCGGGGCTACATCGACGCGGTGCTCGTGCTCGACGGTGAGGTGCTGGTGGTCGACTGGAAGACCGGACTCAAGCCCGGAGATGACTTTCAGCTCGCGGTGTACGCGCTGGCGTTGAAACAGCTGTACGGCGTCGAGATCACGCGCGGCGTGTACTTCATGGCGAAGACCGGTAAGCCGACGTATCCGTACGACCTGACGGACTGGACGCGGGAGAAGATCTCGGCCCGGTTCCACGAGATGGAACGGAAGCTGGAAGCAGGGGACTTCACGCCTAAGCCTGGCGCTAGCTGCGCGAGGTGCGACGTGGCGTTGAGCTGTGAATACTCTATGGCCTGAAACTTGATTCGTAACGAGAGGTAACGATGAGCAATCCATCACTAGCGACCGAGGAGCAGCTGACCGAGCTGTTCGGGGTCGATACAGACACAGTCCGACGCTGGCGCAAGCAGGGGCTCGCCGCGGTCGGGGACTACTCGCCGAAGTGGGGTAAGCCGACGCCGTTGTTCAGCGTCGCATCCGCTGCTCGGTATCACAGGAAGGACTGAGTCTTGACTAGTAACGAGGAATTGATCCGCGAGGTACTCGCCAAAGCTCTACCCGGAGGCCTTAGTCATCTAGCCATCATGGATGCTACGACGGACCTCCTGAAGAAGTTCGACATCACCGAGAAGCCGGAACCCGAGGCACCTATCGGGACCGTGCGAGTTCGAAGGAGCGATTACGAGCCGGAGGGTACCTCGATTTACATCAAGGTCGGCGCACATCGCTGGGTAGGGGTTTACACGGGCGAGGCGTACTCGAAGGGTGTCTACGTGAACGATCACCTCCCCGGTGGCGAATGGGGGGACACGGAGGTGTTCCGCCCGTGACCGAACGATGGACTCTTGCTGACCCGGCGCTGAAAGCGACCGTGACCAAACGGCCAGGCCCGGGGAACCTGTTGGACGTCGAGCTGGAAGACAAGCGAGCGGTTCACGAACTCGGCGGGGTGCTGCGCGCTGCTCGTCGAGGTCTTCTCGGTCCTCCGCTGGTGAAGTTCCTCGGTACGACCGAGTCGGCGCTGATCAAAGCTACAGACAAAGTCTGGGCTGAAGAAGTCAAGGCCAAACAGGAAGGCCGCACGATCTACAACGGGTTCATAGCGAGGGGTACGAAGTGAACAGGCTGGCTATGGCTGCGCTCGGAGGGTTGTCCCTAGCCGGCGCGCTGGTGTTCGGGATAAGCACCGGGATCGCCCGGGTTATCGCTGTTGAAGACACGACGGAGGCGGAGTGAAGGATCTGACCGCGGTTCAGTACATCACGGCTCTACGGGTACTGGAGGAGCACCAGCCGGCCGAGTACTCCTGGGGAGTCGACGGCTGTACGTGCAACGCCAGCGTTGAGTTCGGGCAGCAAGCTGAGCACCAGATGCGGGAGATCGCCAAAGCACTCAGGGAGGGCTGATGCTGTCGATCATGCAATCGATCGAGCAAAAAGGGAACGCGGGTGACCCTCTGCCTGTACCGTTCCGGTCGCTGACCAAGCAGGGTATCAACTTCCTGCGAGGTCAGCTGGCGCTGATCGCGGCAGCACCCGGAGGGGCTAAGTCAGCGTTCACGCTTGCTCTAGCGCTCAAAGGGCGTATCCCGACGTACTACCTCTCGGCTGACTCGGACGCGTTCACGCAGTCGACGCGCATCCTCTCGATGGAGCTCGGGATGCCGCTGGCTGAGTCAGCTCGGGCGGTGCGCGAAGGTCAGTTGCCTCCGCAGGTGCTGACGTGGAACGCGGCCCCGGGGAACCCGCACGGTATCCCTATCCGGTTGAACTACTCGGCGCAGCCGACTCTCAAGGTCATCGAGACCTCGCTGGCCGCGTACGAGGAGACGTTCGGGAATTACCCGCAGCTGATCGTGATCGACAACATCACGAACGTCATCACCGGGGTAGCCGCGAACGACGAGGACCCGTTCGGTGGTCTGGAGGTCCTGATGGACTGGCTGCACGAGAAAGCCCGGGAGACCGGTGCGTGCATCATCGGTCTGCACCACGTCACCGCGGACAACAACTCCGGTGACAAGCCGATCCCGCTGTCGGGGATCAAGGGGCAGATTGGTCGCGTACCCGAGCTTGTAGCCACCTTGCACCGAGTCCCGTCGACGTTCGGCGGGGACACGCTGCGTGTAAGCGTCGTTAAGAATAGGTCGGGCCGAGCCGATCCCTCAGGCCGGCTGTACGCCGAGCTGAAATTCGACGGCTCGAAGATGGAGATTAAGGATTTTTGATGCCCGATAACTTGATTCGTAACGAGGAGACCGAAGGTCCCGGAGTGCCCAACGACGTCACGGTGTTCACCACAGGCCCTGACTGCTTCAAGTGCACGCTCACCAAGAACGCGTTGACCCGCGGCGGTGTGGAGTTCCGGGAGGTCCGCGTGGACCAGGACCCCGAGGCTCTGAAGCTGGTGAAGCAGAAAGGCTACGAGACCGCTCCGGTGGTTCACGTCGCCAGCACCGGAGCGTGGTGGGACGACTTCCGGGCAGACAAGATCCGGGAGCTGATCAAAGGAGTGAAGAAGTGAGCCCTGCATGAACACGATTTTGCCGGGTAAGCCGCTGCCCGGTCGGGTGATCCATTTCGGGCGGCTCACGCAACGATCCAAGGAGAACAAACATGACAACGCCGAATGATCAACTCGCCCGTATCCGCGAGTTCTGCAACAGCGTCGCGGAACACGATCCGGGCTACGAGGTGGCGTGTGACATCCGAGATTTCATCGACGGACATGCAGACATGACCCCGATGGGAATGCTCAACGAGATCGCCGACCAATTCAGCTTGGTCGCTGAGGTGTCTCGTCTCCGGGCGCAGGAAACACGAATCCGGGCGCTGGCTGAATCGGGCGGCGTGTACGAACCCGGACCCGACTGGGTCTCAAAGCGCGCCATCCTCGCTGCACTGGATACCGAGGGGGAAGCGTGAGCATCCCCGAGCTGATCGCCTGGTCGACTATCGCGTGGGGTGTGGGTCTGACCCTCGTCGGGTGGCTAGATGGCGGCGGCTAAGAGGGTTCCTACATGCAAGGACTGCATCGCCGAGGGGATCACCACGATCCGCAAGCCTGCGCTCACCCGCGCCGGCAACCCAGTCCCCGGGAAGCGGTGCGTGACGCACCACCGAACCCGTCGGAAGGCCGCGCGGGAGACCGCACGGGAGCAGCGCCTGATCGATACCTACGACATCGACCTGGATGAGTACGACAAGATCAAGGCTCATCAAGGAGGCAAGTGCGCTATCTGCCGTATCGCCACCGGAGCCAGGCGTGCACTCGCCGTCGATCATGACCATGCAACGGGTTACATCCGGGGCTGCCTCTGTAAGCCCTGTAACGTAATGCTGGGCCGCGCAAGAGATTCCACGGAGTTCTTCGAGCGCGCTATCGAGTATCTGAAGAGCCCGCCCGCGTTCGCGGTGATCGGGAAACGTATCGCTCCGATCGAGCGAGAGAAGCTTTCGGCACGCGCCGAACTTGACATGTAACCACTAGGAAGGAAACACCATGAACCATCCCGTACCAACCGCCCGCCCGAACCTGCTCCGTCAGCAGCTGCTAGGGGCTCTGCTGGACCCGCGTAAGTACGCGCTGGCCCGGAACGTCTCGGAGCACTCCGTGGACCGCACCGCTCGGAGGTGGGGCAAGTGAACTTCTTCATGTACGTGATCTACCCGACCATAACGTTCTGGCTGGGTTTCGTGGTCGGGGCGGCCGCCTGGTGACCGGCTGGATGAAGATCGAGGCGTTCGTCAAGGTCGATCCGACCACCGACACCGAAGACGTCTACGAGTTCCTAGACGACGCGTTCAAGCAGCAGTTTCCGTACCACGAGGGCATCGAAGTGTACGAGGTCTTCCGGTGGAACCTTCACAAACGCTGATCGCGAAGGTCATCGAGCGGCTGGCACCTGACTGGGTACCGCCCGAGGACACGGGCCGGGTGTGGATTCCCTGCCTCTGCTGGCACCACGAGGAGTCGCGGCCGTCTGCCGCGGTGTCGTACCAGCTGAACGCTTTCAACTGCCTCGCTTGTTCGGCGCGGGGCAACGCGATCACGTTGCTGATGACTTACGAGGAGGTGAACTATCAAACAGCAGTCGAAAGAGCACAAGAGCTATCTCCTTCAGGCGTCGCAGCGTTATCACAAAGCACTGGCTGGGTCCGCGGCCGAGGAGTATCTGGCAACCCGCGGGCTGACCGCGCCGGCTATCGCAGAGGCGGTGACGCAGTTTCGCCTCGGGTACGTGGAGGAACCTCTACCGGGTCACGAGATGTACAAAGGGATGCTCGCTATCCCTTACCTGCGATGGGCTCCGGACGAGCGGTGGCAGGTGGTCTCGCTGAGGTTTCGTCGCCTAGACGCCGCCGAGGGTAAACCGAAGTACCTGACCGTCCCGGGCGACACCGGGCGTCTGTACAACACGCTGGCGTTGCTGCAACCGGCTCAGCGCGTCGGGATCGCGGAGGGCGAGATCGATGCGTTGACAGCGTCTGTCGCGGGGCTCCCCACGGTCGGGGTCCCCGGAGCGCAGGCGTGGAAAGAGCATTTCCGCGAACCGTTCCTCGGGTACCGGGAGGTGTTGATACTCGCGGACGGTGACGATGCGGGGATGCAGTTCGCTGAGACGGTGGCGGGTGTTCTGCCCAACGCCAAGATCATCCCGATGGGCCGGGATGGCGAAGACGTCAACAGCCTTGTGTTGGAGCAAGGCGTTCAAGCACTGAAAGACAAGGTAGGGATATGACAGAAAGCATCCTGGAAGAGGCGCGGCGCCTGATCCACGGACCTCGCAACAAGAACTACGGGCACCCCCGGGAGAACTTCGCCGACATCTCCGCGTTGTTCTCCGCGTACCTGGAGCGTCCGATCACTGACCTGGACGTCGCGAACCTGATGATCCTGGTCAAGGTGGCCCGGGTGAAAGGTACGGGGTACCACCGGGACTCTTACACCGACATCGCGGGTTACGCCGGCTGCGCCGAGCGGATCTACGAGGAGCCGGTAGAGGAGGACGGTCAGCTCGCCCTGTTCGATCTTCCGCTGCCCGACGACTTGATTCGTAACGAGGACGAGGACTCGCTGTCGTGGGTGGATGCACTCAACGACATCACGTACTCGGACGGCGAAGACGAGGACGCTCTCGTGGATCTGGACGAGCCGAGGGTGTGGAACGACATCCGGCACGTGCCGGATGGTGTCGACGTAATCGACAGGTTCGGGAACCGGCACAGCCGGGGGTTCGCGATAAGCCTGTTTAGAGCAGAGTTCGTGAACGAATGGGCTCCGTTCACCGAGGTCGTCGAGTGAGCGACTACCACGAGATCTGCCGCGAGGTCGAAACCCATCAGAGCGTCATGTCTCTGTACATCCGCCTCGACACCGTCACCTACACATCTGTCACCAACGCGATCAACGCGCTGGACGACGTCTACCGATCAGTACGCGCGGAGCTAACCCTCCTCGCAGAGAAGGGAACCAAATGACTCAGCGTATCGTCTTTCTACCCGACACGCAGCTGCCTTACGAGGCGCGCAAAGAGATGCAAGCGGTCATCCGCTTCATCGGGGATGTCCAGCCGTACGGCGTGGTACATATCGGCGACATCCTGGATCTGCCCCAGCCCTCGCGATGGAACAAAGGCACAAAGGGCGAGTTCGAGGGTTCGGTGTACCGCGACGCGGACTACGCCAAGAAGCACCTCCTGGAACCTCTCCGCAAGGTTTACGACGGGTGGATCGGGGCTCATGAAGGGAACCACGACTGCTCCTGGACAAACGCCCGGGCCGTCACCCGACGAGGGTTCGTCCACGTCGACGACCTGACGACCGACGACGAGGTTATGTCGGTGGACGACCAAGGACGCACGATCTGGCAGCAGATCGACGAGGTTGTCCGGTTCCCGTTCTCGGGCACGCTGTACTCCCTCGGAGGCCGAGAGATCAACGCGACCATCACAGCGAACCACCGAGTGGTGGGCCTGAACCGGGAGAAGACGAAGTGGGTCGAGCACACCCCGACGTCGCTGCCTGGAAACAAGATGTGGGTCTACACCGCCGGCGAGGGGTCGAACGAGGACTGCCCGCTCACCGACACCGAGATCCGACTCGCGGTCTGGGGGCTCACGGATTCGCATCGCTCGCCCGATGGGCGCTGGACGTTCTACCAGTCAGGCGAGAAGGCGGAGCAGGTCCGGAAGCTGCTGGCCGACGCAGGCATCGAATACCGGGAACGGGCACGTAACCGAGGCATCACCGAGATCGACGGCAAGGTGCTGAAGGCTCCTCCGAAGACCCAGTACGAGTTCAGCCTGGGCAAGGTTCAAGAGTTGGATGATCTGCTCGACCGAGGTCGTAGCGAGCTCCCGACCTGGACACTGTCTCTGTCACAGCGGCAGGCCCGGCTGTTCCTGGAGGAGTACCGGTTCACCGACGGTACAGACACGACCAGCGCAGGGGATTCCTACGTGCTGTACGTGTGCAAGGACCGTATGCGGGAGCAGCTGCAGATGCTGGCTGCTGCCAACGGGCTACGGGCGTCGACCACCGAGTACCGGCCAGGTCACTGGCGTCTGAACATCAGCAACCGCGCATTGTCGGGGCTGTACAAGAACACCGTCGAGGAGGTCGCGTACGAGGGAGAGGTCTGGTGCCTCCGAGTCCCTAACGGACGCTTCTTCATCGAAGACGGCGGCAAGATCCACCTGACCGGAAACTCCCGGGCCAGGGACTATCTCTCCAAGAACGCACCGGCCCTGGAGGGTACGCACGCTTTCGACATCGACGTGCTGCTCGACTTCGACGGGTTCGGCGTGGAGCTGCTGCCTGACTTCTACGACATCGCTCCGGGCTGGATCTCCACTCACGGGCACATGGGCAAGATGACGCTATCCCAGATCGCCGGATCGACAGCGCTCAACGGTGCCAAGAAGTTCGGCAAGTCCGTGGTCTGCGGCCACACGCACCGGCAGGCTGTCGTCTCGCACTCGTTCGGGTACGGCGGCTCAGTCCGCAAGACCGTCACCGGCATGGAAGTCGGGCACCTGATGGACATGAAGAAGGCCAACTATCTAAAGGGCGGAGCTGGGAACTGGCAGATGGGCTTCGGGATGCTCACGGTCGACGGTAAGCATGTCAAGGCTGAGATCGTCCCGATCCTGGGAGGCAAGTTCATCGTTGACGGCCAGGTCTGGGAGGTCTGACGCCGTGGCCTTGACACGTAACGGGAACGTTCTGCCGTACCTGCACTTCGAAGCCCGGTCCCGGGAGATTCCCCGGGCCGAGCTGATCGAGGTTCTGGTCGAGGAGACCTACGCCAAGCGCAGTCTGGAGCCGGTGAATGGATGACCTTCTGACCAACAAGCTGATCAAGAAGGCCGCCAAGTCCGTCGGGAACTCCTGGCTACTCACGTCAGACCAGGTCGAAGACCTGATCCAGGACTTGTGGGTGGAGCTTCTGGAGAGGCCGTCTCGTCAGCAGGCTATCTCCGGGGTGTCCGAGGACGAAGCCGTCTCCTACCTCCGCGGTCACGCGGGTCAGATTCTCAGCGTCAGGATGCGGGAGGAGTACCTAGCCCGCGGGGACTGGGACTACTCGGCGGAGTCGATCAAAGACGCTCTGAAAGGCCGCGGGGACAACCCGTTCCTGATGGAGATCATCCCCCAGGCGATCGACCGTCTAGCGGACCGACACCCTCCGTATGCCCAGGCTCTGAGAGTCAGGTACCTCGACGAGGTCATTGTCCGCGATGACGCCGGCAAGAGCCGATTGAAGCGGGCGCATCAGGCGCTGGCCGAAGAGATCCACTCGGTGATCGTCGAGATGAGCGACCACGACGGCCCGGGCTCGCGGTCCAAGGTGTTCCCGGACTCGATCCGGTCGCACAACGGCCCGGGTGACCCTGTCGGGGAGCTGGCTACTCGTCTCGCTGACGACGGATGGAAGTCAGCCGGCGAGGACGGTCTGACGTACCGGGAGCTGGTCGACCTGGCTACCGCCGAGCAGGTGACCTCCAGTGCTCCGAAGCATCGCCGGGCGTGCCCGGTGTGTCACCACATAGTGCCGATCAGCTCGGGACGGTTCAGGGATCACCTGATCCCGTCTTGCGCAGGGTCAGGGGCTGCCGCGTGAACATCTTCGACGGCCAGTTCAGCGGTATGTCCGGCGTCGACATGTACCGAGCGTGGGTGACGCCTGAGCTCTACCCCAACCAGAAACCAGCCCTCCTGGCTAATTGGCCAGACGAGGACAAAGAGATGTTCGTGGGTGCCGAATGGACCCGCGGCTACAACCGGAAGGAAACCGAATGACAGACCGACTCACTGCAATCGTAATGGTCCCTCGTGACGATTCGCTCCCCCTCGACGTGCAGGGCGTGTTCCTCCGGGACCGTGCCCTGGCCGAGATGGAGAAGATCGCGGAGGTGGACAAGAGCAGCCTGCGATTCTCCAGTGCCTCGGAGACCGCCAATATCAGCCTGGACGACGACCGCACGGTCTGCACGTGGCAGATGAACCTGATCGCTGCACTGTTCCACGCTGACGGCAAGGTCTCCAAAGACGTCGTCGGTAAGCAGGTCACCGAGGACCGGGCCACCCGGTACTTCTCCTCGGTGTCGTTCGTCCGCGACTTCGCCTGATTACCCAACTACCCACTAACGAAAAGGAAACCGAATGACTGTCACCACCGATCCCTGGGCCTCGAACGACAACGGCCCCGAGCAGCCTGTCGCCACCACCGCTCCTGCGACCACCATGGTCAACAACAGCAGCAACGTGGCTCCCGGCGAGGGCAAGATCGTCACCACCCTGAAGGGTGGCCGGGACTTCGACGCGCCGTGGATCGTTATCCACGCTTCGTCGGTCGAAGAGTCCGACGCTCTGTTGGACGCGAAGTTCAAGGACTACATGGACAAGGTGAAGAAGGTCGCCGCGGCGTTCGCGGGCGGATCGGCTGCGCCGGCTCCCGCTCAGTCCTCGGGCGGCGGGTACCAGCGACAGGCTCCGCAGGGTGCGCAGGAAGCCCCGGAGTGGGCTCCGCCGAAGCCGTACGACGACTTCGTCTACAAGACCGGTGTGTCGAAGAAGACCGGCAAGGTCTGGCACGCGTGGATGCCCCCGACCAAGGATGACGGTCGCGACGCCAAGTTTTTCTACGCAAATTAACTTGACTCGTAACCACCTAGGAGGGTGTAATTGAGCGAGGAAATCAAGGTTCCGAAGTTCATGGTCATGCTCCAGAACGGGCTGTTCTGGACGTTCCCGGACGACTGCGAGCACAACATCAGCGGTGACGAGCTGGCGGTCGACTTCGGGGAGGGGGAGTACCGAATCTTCCCGATCAAGAACAACATCGCCTACTACGGACGGGTGATGGTCAAGGAAGAAACCCCGGAGGGACAGATCCGACGGGAGCTGGGGCTGTGAACCTTCCGGATCTTCCCGACGGTCATAGATGGGAGATCTATGCGACGAAGTCCTACGGGTCCCCGCACATCGTCGCAAAGATCAAGAAGGGCTGGTGCACCAAGGCCGAGGCCCGTTCTTATCCGGACATCTGGGGAGTGGAAAGGGCTACTGAAAAGTCCGTGAAGCAGGCGTACGAAAGCTTCATGTTCAATCCGGAGGAAATCCAGAAGAGGCTAGACGTTCTTTTGGACCCCCGACTTGATACGTAACCACTAACGAAGGGAGGGGCGGGTGAAGCAACACCGCTACCAGATCAAGGACGAGACAGTTCTGGTCAACGTCGTAGAGCACGAGGATGATCTCGACGGGTTCGAGAGCTTCATCCGCTCCAGCCTCCGGATTCTCGGCCTCGATACCGAGACCACGGATCTGGGGATCTACAAGCCGGACTTCGGTATCCGACTGATCCAGTTCGGTAACCCGTGGGAGTCGTGGGTTCTGCCGGTGGAGCGGGGCGGTGTGTTCGTAGGAGCCGCCGTCACCGCTCTCCAGAAGGTCCAGCGCTTCGTGATCCACAATGCCGCGTTCGACCTCCAGGTGATCGAGCGGACGCTCGGTGTGCCGATGGAGCAGATGTGGCCGAAGGTCGAGGACACCAAGATCTACTCGCACCTGGTAGACCCCCGGGCCTACAAAGAAGGCGGGACCGGACACAAGCTGGAAGAGCTGACGAAGTTCTACATCGACCCGGCGACCGCCGAAGAGGTCAAAGCCTCGATGGCTCGCCTGGCCAAGAAGCACAAGACCACCAAAGACAAGATCTGGGCTCTGGTCGACCTGGACGACCCGGACTACGAGCTGTACGCCGGCATGGATACGATCCTGGTGTCCCGGCTGCTGGGCAAGGTAGCCCCGCTGGTCCCGGAGTCGTCGCACAAACTGATCCCGTACGAGCACAAGCTCGCTGAGGTGATGTCGTACGTCGAACGCACCGGGTTCCTGCTGGACGTCGACTACTCGGAGAAGCTGTCCGCGGACATGCTGAGGAAGGCCGAGCACTACACCGCGGTAGCTCGTTACGCGTACGGGGTCGACTCGGTGAACTCCACCGAGAAGCTGGCCGACGGCCTGGAGCGCACGGGCGTGAAGATCAAAGGCCGTACAGCCACGGGTAAGCGACAGGTGAACGCCGAGCTGCTGGAAGCTCTGGCGGAGGAAGGCAACGCGCTGGCGAAGGCTGCGATCGAGGCGAAGAAGTGGGGTTCCTGGGAGAAGACCTGGGTCCGCAACTTCATCGAGCGGCGGGACGCTGACGACCGCGTCCACCCGGGGATCAATCCGCTGCAGGCCCGGACTGCGCGGATGTCGACCACATCGCCTTCGGCGCAGAACCTTCCGGCCAACGACTGGATGGTCCGACGGTGCTTCCTCGCGGACCCCGGGCAGCTGATGGTCTCGGTCGACTACCAGGCGCAGGAGCTTCGCGTCCTGGCAGCGCTCGCCAACGACCGGACGATGATCCGCGCGTTCGAGGAGGAGGCGGATCTGCACCAGGTGACCGCGGACGCCGCAGGCATGGATCGCAAGGTCGGCAAGATGGCCAACTTCCTAACCGTGTATGGCGGGGGTGCGGGGAAGCTCGCGACCAACGCGGGCATCACGTTCCCGGAGGCGAAGAAGGTGCTCGACATCTTCGCGGCCACCTACCCCGGGGTTACCGATCTGTCCAAGAGCCTGCAACGGGAGGCGGCGAACCTCGGGTACGTCATCACCCCTACCGGTCGTCGGCTGCCCGTCGACCCTGACCGAGGATACGCGGCGCTGAACTACATGGTGCAGTCCACGTCACGTGACGTAACGGCCAGCGCTGTGCTGCGGCTGCACGAAGCGGGGATGACACCGATGATCCGTCTGGTGATCCATGACGAGGTTCTGGCGTCGGTACCCGAGGCTGAGGCTGAGGTTACGGCTAAGGAGATCGGCCGGATCATGGAGCAGACGTTCCGAGGCGTGCTGATCAACACCGACCCGGAGGTCGGGGGCCGATCCTGGGGCGCGGCATATCTGAAGAAAGACGATCAACCGTCCGCAGATCCATTTCTGCGGATTCCAGCTTGATTCGTAACGGAAGGAACAACATGGAATTTCAAGAGTTCTGCGACCGCATTTACCAGGTGTTCTCGCAGACCACGGGGGCTGAGGACCGGTTCTGGGTGGTCGAGAAGGGCGCCCACGGGGTCGTGTTCGACATCTTCGCGGTCGGCCAGGACGAGTCGCGCAAGTACGTGGGGAACTTCCCGAACGAGGCTGACGCCGACTTCATCGCGTCGATCCACGGCGCTCTCGCGGACATGGTGCGCAGGTCGATGGAAGCGATCGACGACGCGGCTCGGCTGGAGCTGGAGCGCGACAACCTGATGGGCCGGGTCTTCGACCTGGAGCTGGAGATCCAAGGGCTCAAGAGCGAGCTGGACCGTTACGAGGGGGCGGAATGAGTGTGAGATGTACAGAGCGCCGAGGCCAGTAGACGATGACGACTGACGCGCAGCGCCAAGCTTTCGAGGAGTTCCTCAAACTATCCGACGAACTTGGCTGGCCCGAAGAAAACGCTAAATGCGGAGAGCATGACCGTTGGCAGCCATGCCGACCATGTATGCGTCGGGACGGATTCTACGACGAGACGAGCAGGGTCGCTCACGTCCACGAGGCCGAGAAGGCTAAACGAATTCAAGCCTTCCATGAGCTTCGGAAACTAGACGACGAGATGGGGCTTGATACATGAACATCAAAGACGAATGGTACTGGGGTAAGAGTAAGCACGCGGTGACTGAGCTCAACGCGGAGGGATGGATCTTTACTCTCCCGCCAAGTGACAACTACATCGGACGTCACCGGTTGCCGGACGTCCGATTCAGCCAGGAGCTACCCGACGGGACGGTCTACTGGTCGGTGAACCGGAAGAACTTCTTCCGCCGGGACGACAGCCTCCCCTCGGGATGGGTGCAGCGCATCTACCCGCGTGTAGCTACCAGCTTCAGGACCGCGGAATGAAGCGTGTGCGTGAACTGGTGCTGATTCGGATGCTCGACCACGAGGTTCGGTTGGAGCACCTGATCCAGATCGTGCGGGGGTGGTTCCGGTGAGGGAGCTCTGGGGTAACGACGCCAGGAAGTGGCTGATCCGCAAGAGCCCGCACACCCAGGAGTGGATCGTGTTCCCGTCGGTCGGATCGTTCTACGGCGTCATCACGTTCCACCCGGACTACGAGTCGGCTCGGGCCGACTTCATCAGGCAAACGAGGAGACCATGAGCAAGAAGAAGAAAGACGTCACCTTCGAGCAGCTGGCCGTGATCGCCGACCGACTTACCGAGGCGGTGGATCTGCTGAAGATCATCTCGACGCAGACCCGTCAGTCAGAGGTGATTACGGTGCGCCAGCATGACGATCCGGAACTGCAGCGTCGTAAGGTGAGCGCGGCTCAGGAGATCGAGGCCATCCGCGCCGAGGAGGCCGAGCGCTACCACGCCTACCGTGACAAGCCTCTGCAGCCGTACGTGCGGGTCCACGAGGCCCCGTAAACCCCTCTAGCGTCCACGCTGACGGACGCACACCCACAACTGAATAGGATACTACCAGAGAGCCCTCTGCGTGCCTTTACACGGCGCGTAGGGGGCTTTTCTGCGTTCTCGGGTAGCCGCTCTACGACATCCCGGTGTGTAGCTGTTCGACCACGCTGCCGAGCCTGAGATGCTGCTCGTACTCCTGCAGATCCCCGAAGTCGATCGTGCGAGTCAGCCCGCCGCGGACGTCGAACGTCAGCCGAACGTTCATCGACCGGAGCCAGGTGTTCTTACCCGCGGTGTCCTGATCCCGCCACCAGTCCCCGAACCTCTGCCCGGTCTCTCGCCACTCCCAGCCCGACGGGCGAGCCTCTAACCCTTCCAACTCCTCCTGCCGCGCGGCCAGCGCCGCGATACGAGCATCCAGCGCCTCGCGCTGCGGGGAGCCGGCGCGGTAGGCCGGGGAGCCGATCAGCGACGTCAGATCCACCAGCTCCGCGTTCACCTCCGCGAGTTCTACCGCGGAGTCCGAGCCGGCTACCCAGACTTTCTCCAGACGCTCCGAGTCCCCGAGCAGATCCAGCACCTGCTCCTCGCAGAACGCATCCCACTCGGCCATCGCGACCGTGCCGTTCCCGCACCGCTGCGCCCAGCCCCACGACCGGCAGCGGTAGCGAGCGTTCTTCCTACCGCCCCCGGTGAACTTGTAGGCAGGCTCCCCGCACACCGCGCAGAACAACACCCGCAGCAGCAGCGACGGGGTGGAGACCGCGGGCTTGGTCCGGTCGGTCTTCACGAGCTCGGCGCGTAGTGCCTCCAGCTGCTCACGGGTCAGGATCGGCTCGGCCCGCACCAGCGGGGCTCCGTCGTCGTCTCGGACGGTCTTCCCGTTCAGCGTCGTATACCCGAGCATCGCCTCGGAGATCAGCGAGCGCTTCAGCGCGGTAGCCGACCACTCCCTGCCCTTGGGCTCTCGGCCCTGCAGCTTCGCGAAGTAGTCCTTCGGCGACAGGATGCCGCGCTGGTTCAGGTCGTGGGCGATCTGGTGCAGCGGCTCGTGGTTGTCGACGACGCGGTGATACACCTCGAGGATGCGCTCTCGCTGCACCGGGTCCGGCACCAGCCGCCACTCCCCGTCCACGCGCGTAGGCAGGTAACCCCACGGCGGCAGGGAGCCGCGGTACTTGCCGGCGCGGATGTTGAAGTGTGCGGCCGAGCGGTTCCGCTCCTTGATCGCCTCCAACTCCATCTGCGCCACCGTTCCCATAAGCGCGATGACGACCGCCGCGAACGGCGACGTCGTGTCGAAGTGCGCTTCAGTCGCGGAGACGATCAGCTTCTTGTGGTCCTCGGCCCAGTGGACCAGCTGCTGCAGATGCCGGATCGATCGGGTCAACCGGTCTACCCGGTACGCCACGATCACATCGAACGGTTGCTCCTCGAACGACAGCCACCGGGCCAGGTTCGGGCGGCGCTTCCGGTCGAACGGATCGACCGCTCCGGAGACGTCCAGATCCTCCGCCACCCCGACGACGTCCCAGCCGCGCTGGGCGCAGAGCTGCTGGCAAGACTCCAGCTGACGCTCGGGTGAAGTCGTAGCATCGGTGACACGGGACAAGCGGATCACGACGAGAGCTCGCATGGTTTGTACCGTACACCACTGAGACCGCGGTGGTTGACCAGACAAACCACGAAGACACAGGTCATCACGACCATACCCACTGAAACACAAAAAGCCCCCTACCTAGCCTTCGCGGGCCGGGTAGGGGGTTTCTTGGTATGCGAGGTTAGATCACCACGGATCGGTGGTCTCGGTCTTGCCGCGGCCTCCGCCGCAGTGACGGACACACTTGTAGACGTGCTTGGTGCCGTCCATCTTGTACGAGCCGTCGGCGTGCTTGGCGTAGGTCCAGTCAGCGCTGGCTCCGCCGGAGCCGGTAGCGCAGGCGTGCTTGTAGATCTGACCGTGACCGAAGCCGTGGTTCGCGCAGTGAGCCGGAGCAGCCTGAGCGATCGGTGCGATACCGAGTCCGAGACCAGCCGCGAGGATGCCCGCGGCAGCGATAGTGCGTAACATAACAGTGCCTTCCTGATGGTGGGTGTGCGACCGACGGGGTTGGTTTCTCGGGCCTTAGCCCCGCCGGTCGTTCTCTTGCAGACGACTTTACTCGTAACCGGGTTACGTGTCAAGCGCGAATCATTCCCACTCGATCAGGACGTAGCCGTCACCGCCGCTGCCTGCGTTTGATCCGCCCGCGATTGTGCTTCCGGCGGTCCCCCCGCCGCCGTTCCCCGCGGGGCCGGAGCTGGTTCCGTTGCTGCCGCTGCTGATGCTGTTGTCGTTGGACAGGAGGCCTCCAGCACCCCGGCCGCCAGCGCCTGAACCGTCCGTCCGGCTTTGCCCGCTAGTCGGGTTACTACCGCCGTTGCCGCCTTTGCCGCCTGTATAGCCCGTTGCGGATACGCCGGAGATGCTGGTTGTACCGCCGGCCCCGCCGCTTCCGCTGGCCGACGAGCTAGTGCCCTTCACGCCTGCTGCCCCTCCGCTAGCCGTCAGGGAAACGCTGCCGGACGAGAACACAGTCGAGCCGCCGGACGTGCCTACCGCCCGCGCTCCACCGGCACCGCCGAGGCCCCGGATGAGGGTAAACGTCGAGCCGAGCGACGCGCGTGGAATCCAGACGCGGTCGATGTAGCCACCGCCGCCACCACCACCGCCGCCGTAGCGGTAGCCGGAGTTGGCTCTGCGTCCCGACCCGCCACCGCCGCCCGCACCGCCGAGGGTGACCCAGCAACCGGATGCGCCCTCGGGCACCTGCTCGTCGATCAGATCCTCGTAGCCAGGGTCTTCGCTGGAGATCGTGAACGGGGTGAAGTCCGGGACCGGAGGCCAGATCCTCATCGCGCCGACGTAGATCTTCGCCGCAGCATCCCCGACGAACACACCGACAACGTCGAGGCCACCGACCTTCAGACTCATTCGATGACCACGTAGATCGTGTCAGGGTCCGGAGACCCCAGCTCGTCGTAGTCCTCCTGGGAGATCACCAGGATCGACTTACCGTCGAGCGCGTCTTGCATCGCGTTGTGCTCCGAACCCAGCTGGTTCAGAAACGCCGCATCAACCTGCTGACCAACACCGTCTGTCCAGTTCTCGGGAAGTGCCATGCGTGCTCCTTAGAAGCGGATAAACCCGTCGGTCGGCCAGATCACACGGATGTCCGACCCGTTCGGGATGACGAATTGGTAAGTAGGGGAGTCGTGATACGACAGCAGCGTCGACGTAGACGAAGTACCGGTGTGCTTGTAGACGATGACCGCCTCACCCGTGTCACCCGTAACTTCGGGGAACACCGTCGGGTCAGCCTTCACCCAGCCGGCGGAAGTCACCGACTTACCGGTCAGGCTCTCCGAGACAGCGATGATCGCCCCGGACGGGATGTTCGCCAGCGTCGTATGCGACGTCAGGTTCACGGTGTAGTCGTCAGCGTCGATCATCAGCGCCCGGATGTCGTCGTTCAGCCAGTCGATATCGCCTCTGGCTGCCGCAGCACGGCAGCTGTTGTAACGAGCAGAAATCTCTTGTCTCCTTAGATCTCGAACGGCACATCAGCCGGGATCTGGTTGTCTCCGGTGGACTCGACCGTCAGGTACAGCGTCGGGTCACGGACCTCGTCCACGTCCTCAGCAGGATCAGGACGGAAGATCCAGTCCCGGTGCCCGGTGGACTCGGGGTCGAGCAGGTAAGCGATCTGATAGAACAGATCGACCGCGTCGACGTGGGCCGAGAAGTTGTTCAGAGTCACCGCGATGACCGATCCGTCTTCGGAGTTGTAGAAGATGACCGCGATGTAGCCGCCGAGGTTGCCGACCCAACCCTGCCAAGCTCCCCAGCAGATCGAGTTCAGACCGAACCCCATCCAGCCCGGACCCTGATGAGGTCCCGCAGGCTCGTACTCGACGTACGTCGTGAAGATCTCTTTGCGGAGCTGCTGCATCTCCTCGGACAAAAACGTCCCGTCGTACAGCGCTTTACCGAACCGAACGAAGTCCTCCATGTTCCCGGCGAGAGAACCGGCAGCCCCCGACCACGAGGTCGAGACCGCGGTGAACTCCAGGTCCTTGGACGTCGGGTAGCCGAGGAACGCCGCTAGGAACGCGAACGGCCCGAGGATCGCTTGGATCTGCGGGAGCGCCAGGTTCGGGGTCCAGCCCCGGACATACGGCGGGTTCATGTAGTTCGTCGTCGGCCAGTGCAGCGACGGCATATCGACCTCAGACTGCCACTCCTGCACGACGATCTGATCGACCGTCCGGCCGTCGTTGTAGACGGACTCCAGGACCTTGCCCAGCAGCCACGAGGCCGCGTTCGAGTACGACGAGCCCTGACCCGGCGCGAAGTTCACCACCGAGTTACGGATGTAGTTCAGCGGGTCGTACGCCGTGGTCGGGCTGAGGAAGTACGTCTGCTGGACCGCGGGGTCTGTCATCCAGTCTTTGAGCCCGTCCTGGAACAGCAGCAGCTGCCGGATCGTGATCTGGCTACCGTTCGGGACGCCGGTGACGAACTCGCTGATCGTGTCGTCCCAGTCCAGCAGCCCGTCGTCGATCGCTTTGAGGATCAGGGTGTGGGTGAACATCTTCGAGCACGAGCCGTACCGGAAGTTCTTCTCCAGCGTCAGCGGAGTGTTCGAGGTGCGGTCCCCGCCGTACGCTTTGTAGTACGACCCGGTCGGGGTTTCGATCCCGATGATCGCCCCGTCGGCTACCTTGCCTGACGTTGGCTTGATCTTCGCCGCTACCAGCGCATCGATCTGCGCCCGGACCACCGGGTCCAGCGGGTCAGCCGGAGACAAAGCGTCGGTGACAGCTTCCGCCTCCAGCTCAGCCAGCGTCTTGGGCTCCGACTCGTTACCCGCCATGTCGATAGCGGTGATCGTGATCTGGTCGGAGTAGTCGGTATCCGGAGACAGGCCGGTGATAGTCACCGACCCGAGCTCCGTAACCGGGGAGGTGTTCTGTCGAACGCCGTTGCGGTACACGTTGTAACCGCGAAGTCCGCTAGGCATCGTCGACAGCTCCCGAGGGTGTGATAGTGATCGAGGTGGACGTCGCAGACACGTCGACGTGCAGCGCGGAGACGTTCGGAGGCGTAACGTCGCCTTCGCCGTCGCCCACGACCTCGCCGGGCAGAGCGCCCTTGCGGAACTGGACAGCCGCGCACGCGGGTCCACCGGGGCCGCCTTGGGTGTAGATACCGAGCCAGTGACCGCCGTTACCGCCGCCGCCAGGCTTGGTACCAGCGCCGCCGTACGCGTGCTGGTCACCGCCGGCGGCCAGCTTCAGGCCGTTGTATTCGACTTCCTCGATGCCTTTACCGACCGGCTTGCCGAGCGCCACAGGGCGCTGACCGGAGCCGTTAGAGCCGTTGGCAGCGGACACCTCGAACCCGGGGATCGACAGCTCAGCGCCGTCCCACTCCAAGATCGTGGTGGTACCGGAGAAGTGCTCGCCGCGGGTCCAGGTCACGGTGTTGACGCCGCCAGGCAGGCCCGGGTTGCCGTAGAACCCGAGGAACCCGTCGGCACCCTCGCCACCCTTACCGGTGACGATCGCGTCGATGCGGTCGCACCACGCCGGGACCGGGATAGCTACAGGCTTCTCGAAGAACTCGACCTGCGGGTCGTGGTGATCCGAGCCGGTGCCGGTGTCCACCGCGATACCGACGCGGGGGACGTTGTCGGTCCAGGTGACGTCGGCTTTGTCCAGCGTGGCCGGAGGAAGAGAAGGCGTCGACAGCGAGCGGGTAGCCCCGACGTTGCCGATCGGAGCGCCGTCGTTGTCCGGGAGGTTGAAGTCCCGGCCGCGCATCGTGTGCGTGCCGCCGACGGCGATGAACTCGTACGCCAGCAGGTCGCCGGCTACAGCCGCGATCGGGGTAGTGAGTTCGTACGCCATGTTCGCGCCGGGGGACGCGGAGCCCGCCAGCAGGCCTGCGATGTTCTCGGACTGGTGGATCAGCTCGCCTAGCTCCGGGTCGGAGCGGTCGTCGACGCAGCGGTAGACGTTGATGTAGAACTCGGTGATGCCCGAGGTGCCCCAGCCGATCCAGGTGATCAGGCCGATAGGCATCGACTGCTCGATGACATCGAACGCGATGATCGAAGTGCCGGGGGAGACCGAGACCGTGGAGTTCAGGGTGTCCAGGTCGAAGTTGCCGCGCTCGGACTTGTACAGCCCGGACTTCGGCTTCTTGTTGTTCTGGATACCGAGGATGTCCCAGGCGAACCCGCCGCGGGCAGCCGCCGAGGAGATCTGCTCGATCAGCGACTGGAGATCCGAGATCCCCGCACCGATGCCGGTGACCCCGACGATGCCCGAGACGATCGCATCGACGATGCGCTTGATGGTCTCTTCGATCGACCCGCCACCGAGCACACCTCCGACCGCACCGGGCCGGATGTTGGTCAGCGAGAAGATCAGGTCTTCGATCGTGTGGCCGATGTTCAAGGTGCCGGTGAGCGCCTGGACGATAGCGTCGATCACCGCGCCGATACGGGCCGCGGCGTGCTCTAGTTCGTCGCGCAGCTCTTGCGGCAGGTACGAGAGGATCTGCTCCAGCACGCGCGGGGTCTCTCGGATCGCGCCCATGATGGCGTCGACCGCGCCGGCTACGGTGTTGAATGCGCCTTCCAGCACGTTCGGGATGAAGTCTTTGAACTTCTGCAGCGCTTCCAGCGGCAGGCGCAGCAGCAGCTGCGGCAGCACCAGCAGCGCGTTGGCCGGGTTGAAGTCCGGGACCTGGAACAGCGACCGGGCGATGTCCTCGGTCATGTCCTGGCCGTAGCGGTAGTCACCGCCGCCGATGACGAACGCGCCGTCTGGAACGTCAGGCACCCACTGGTCGTCAGCCACTAAGACCTCCGTTACATATCAAGTTCAGAGCAGCAGTTCGGCCGGGGGAGCCGGAGGCTTCCGTCCCGGGATGTGCTTACTGATCCACGACTGCAGGACGCGGATGTAATCGATCGACAGCTGCAGCCGGGTCTTGGTCGTGTAGTTCTCTTCTTCGAGCTGGTTGACGCGCACGGTCAGGTCCGCGATCTCCGCTTTGAGCGGGGCGATCAGAGTCACCGCGGTCTCGACGAAGATCTGCGAGGCCTCCGCCTCGGTCTTCTCGATCTCGGCAGGCTCCCGTCGCCGGGAGCGCCACTTCTCGCCGTAGATACCGATCGCGATGCCCGCAGGACCGCTAGCCACCGCCAACCAATCCAGGACCTCGGTCACCGTTTCGTAGGGGTGACGTGGCGGCGGATCACGAATCCGAGGACGAACGGTGCAGCCACCGCGTAGATAGCGACCGCCTGGTCGATCCACGAGACGTCGAACGTCTTACCGAGGACGAACCCGGCGAAGCCCAGGCCCGCGGCCACAGCGCCGCGCAGCACCGCAGGCTCGGGGACGTACGCCTCGATGCCCTCGATGTCGCCGTCTTTGTCCAAGTCCCAGCCCAGGTGCGGGATCTCGAAGCCGCCTGTGTCCAGCTCGGCGAGGTCCATCTCCTCGGTAGGCAGGTCAGACACGTGCAAAGGCTGGGTGTCTTCCAGGTCTGGCATAAGCGGGCCTCTCATTCGACCGCAGCCTGATGCTGCGGCAGGGGTGCGGTAGGAATCAGGCCCATTTGCTTGTAGATGTCGAGCTGGGCTTGCTGCTCTTGCTGGGTGAGCGTCCGAGGATCTTGGACACGGAACTTCGGAGGCTCCGGGGTATCCGAGGGAACCCACTGCGCAGCGGGGTTGTAGTGGCTCCGCGGCCCGCGGGCGGGAGCCTGGAACTTCTTGGTCTGCTGAGGCAGCTTGCTGACGTGGATGTTGCCGTTCTCGTCAGCGAGCCGACGCAGAGAGTCCACATGCACAATCCCGAGCTCCGTGAAGTGCTTCGACCAGTACTTGGCCATCACCGGGTTAGACAGCGAGTGGCCTCCGGACGGGTGGGGGAGTCCCCAGAAAGCCCAGGCGAGGGCTTCCTCCGGCTTGTCCGGGTCGGCGTGTTCTTGGGTCAGGGGTTTGTGCATGTGGCGGGCTCTCTTCGTTACGTATCAAGCTCGGCTGCTACAGAATGCCGAGCTGTCCGAGGTTGGAGTTGATGTACTGGATCAGTTCGAACGCCTTGAGGATCGGATCCTCGGGCTCTTTGTAACCGATCGTGATGGTCCAGCCCTTCGGGCCGTCGGACGTCCACTCGTAGGTGAGCTTGGTGACCCGCTCCACGAAGATCGTGTACGGATCGGGGTAGCCGAGGACCGTGGTGCCGACCCGGTCACCGAGCCAGAAATGCCCGTGACCCCGCTCACCGATGATGTACGGGGCAGCGTCGGACACCTGGATCTCGTGCGAGTGCTTCGCCCGGGTGGCCCACTGCTTAGCGCGGGCCGCCATGATCGCGGAGATCGTGAACGCTTTGTCAGCGCCGTCGACCCAGCCCTCGTTGTAGTGGAAGTCCCCGAGCCCGGTGACGATGTCCTCCAGGCCAGCGATCGGCAGGCTCAGGCCTGCTGCGCGGAGCGTGGGAATCTCCATGAACGCGAGGATCACGTTCTCGTACAGCGGACGGGCGACCGCGTCCATGATGCCGCCGAGCGGCGGTAGGTCGATCGCGCCACCGAACGCGCCGAGCGTGGCTAGCTGGGAGTTGATCAGCGACGTCAGGAAGTCGCCGCCCATGTTGATGCCGGCCGAGATGATCTCGTTCACCCCGGGCATCGACTGCCCGCCGAGCACGAACGACGTGTCCGTAGCTTCGGTGTACGTGAACTTCGAGGACTCGATGCCGGTGTACGGGGACTCCATGAACACCACGTGCGGAGCCTTCGGGTACGTCCCGAGGAACCCCGGGGTGTAGTACTCGCCCGGGTAGGTGGGTAGCCCGGTGTAGATGTCGATGCCCTCGGTCATGCCGTCCGACGCGATGTTCATCACCGCGCGGACCAGACCGGTCAGCAGCGACCCGCCGAACGCTGTCTCCGAACCCCACCCGGAGTTGTCGACGATGTCCCAGACCAGGCAGCCGTGGCGCAGCGGGATCAGCGAGGCGATGCCCTCGATCAGCGGCAGCCCCAGCTCACCGGACAGCTCCGCGAACGGGTGCGGGTCCTCGCCGTGGAAGTACCGGCGGCACACGATGGTGAGCTGCGAGTCGGCCAGGACGTTCTTCGCGGTGTCGTGGAACGACTTGAACCGGGAGAACACGATCGTCAGCGGAGAGTTGTCCGCGAGGAACGGGAACGGCTTGACGATGTTGCGCCAGTTACCGGGGTTCAGCGAGAACGGGAACCACTCGGAGATGTCCAACGGGTTGTCGGGCAGCGTCCACAGCGAGGTCTCCAGTCGGAGGATGTTGACGAACAGCGTCAGCAGCAGCGCCCACTTCGCGGGGCCGAACATCACCCACAGCTTCGGGAACTGGAACTCGGGCCGCAGGAACGGGTTCGCCCAGACGTAGATGTGCTTGAGCTCTTCGTAGTCGTGCTTGAACACGACCTCCATGTAGACGTCGCCCTCTTTGGTCCGGACGATGTCGTAGTGGTCCATGCGGCCCGTCCACCGGGCACCCTGCTTGTCGAACGAGACGTGGACGTTGCGGCGGGCGCGGCCTTTGTGGGACGCGATCCACTTCGCCAGGTAGTGGTCCAGCGAGATCGTGATCGACGCGGTGCCGGTCTCGTTCTCGATGAACTCGAACTTGTGGCTGCGCTCCCCGACGAGCTGGCCGCGGAGCTTGTAGTCGCCGTCCCAGAGGCGGATCAACGGCGGTGCGATCCGCTCGTCTTCCCGCTTCTGGCGGCGCTTCATGACGGTGTCCCAGAGCTGCTGGTGACCCGCCAGGGTTGTCATGTCTGCGGCGGGAGCTGGCATCAGCTCACCCCGAAGCCGAACCCGCTACGGTCTTCCTCGTAGTACTCTTCGTCGTACTCGGGCTCCTCGGGAGCCAGCTCGAACGAGCCGCCCGTGAGGTTGATGTAGCCTTCCTCGGTCCCGGTGCCCGCGGACTCGAAGCTCAGGACCGGAATCCCGAAGACGCGCAGCGTGTATTTCATTCCAGCCCCCAGGGTCGAGACCAGGCGCGCGGAAGGCGCAGCGTGGCAATCTGCCCGGGGACAGCCCCGGACACGGACAACTTGAACGTGACCTCGCCGGTGTACGGCGGGATGTAGTGCAGGAACCGGACAGAGTTCATCCGCTCCCAGATCGGGGAGCCAGACTCCGAAGACACCTGCTCCTCGCGAGGGTCGGAGTCGACGACGACGTTCTCAGCCGGGTACGTGTAGCCCTCGCGGAGAACCACCACGCGGCTGCCGACCTCGAACCCGCCGGTCAGCTCGTCCGTATCGACCGTCATGGTCGGGACGTCCACGCCTTGCAGGTCGTCGGTGAACCGGACGACGTACGGGCGGCCGCCGTCGACGTTGGTAGCGGTCTCGATCGAGAGGTCGTCGCCTTCCAGACCGGAGGCGTCACCCACCAGTTGCGGCAGGTTCAGACCGCCAGCAGCACGCTGGAACGACACGACGTACAGCCGGTCGCCGTCCTGCTCGGTGGTCACCTGGACATCGAGCCCAGCACCGCCTGAGAGCGTGCCGACATCCCCGGTCATCTCGTCGATGTCGATACCGCCGACGCCTTTGCCCGAGGCGTTACCGCCGAACAAGCCGCCGATGAAATCGATGATCCCCGAGATGATGTCGGTGATGACGCCCTGGCTCTGGGCTTCGCCGAACGTGATGCGGTACGGCGAGTAGAACCACTCGTTCAGACCCTCGACCTTGACGTAGTTACCGTCGATGTTCGGCAGGTCCGCGATCCGGGCCGCCACCGTAGCCGGCGTCGCGTTGTACGCGATCGGCTCCGTGGTCTGCCCGTCGAGCGTCAGCGTGAACGAACCCGAGGTCGGTTCCCCGACCAGCTCGACCAGCTGGACCTCGTTGATCTTCGTCGACTTCACCTTGACGTCAGCGGAGCCGATCGAATCCAGCCCCACCAACGCGCCCTGAAGGTCGGCGTCGGAGGCGTTGAACGGGATACCGATCGTGGTCTCCGAGCCCAGCGACAGCGTGAACGTGCCGCCCAGAGCACCGCCCTTGAGGCGAACCGTCTGGACCTCGTTCGTCGCCCCGCCGAGAGACACCTCGACGTCGTTGGCGGAGATACCCGACAGCGCGATCAGCGCAGCGCGGACATCGTTCGGGGCCGCGTTGTAAGCGATCGGCTCGGTCCACTCATCGCCGTACCCGATCTTGAACGTGCCGCCGGTCGGGCGGCCGTCGATGTAGATCTGCTGGACTTCCTCGACGCGCAGACCGCCGATCTGCCCGGGCATCCGGATACGTCGGGTGCCGAGCGACGGGTCCTCGTCCTCGTCGAGGTCGAGCTTGTAATCCGGTACGGTCCACAGCGTGGCCGGGGACTTCGGAGCGCCGAGCCACGGCAGCCCCGGGATGTACGGATCAGCAGGCTTCTCCGACGACCCGGGCAGCGTCCACTTCGGCCAGATGATGTTGTCCGTCGGGTTCGCGTTCGGGACCGTGATCTCGATGTCCTCGACCGGAAGCTCCGGCTGCGGCCACGGCCACGGCAACGGGTTCGGGTCGAACGTCGTGTCCTCTTGGACCTCGATCGGGTAGACGACATCGTCCTCGTACCAGAACGGGTCGCCCGCGACGACGACCATCTTCGTAATGTTCACCTCCCGACCGCGCGGGTCGGTGACCATGTCAGTCGTCGGGGACTCGAACAGCCGCACCTTCAGGTAGCGGTGCCCGGACTCTCCGGTGGTGATGTGGAGCTTCGCGTCGCGCTTGAACGACCACGCTTTGCGCCACGCCGAATCCCGGCGCAGCCAGGTCTCGTCGTTCTCGTCGTTGAGGATCTCGACGCCGAACACCAGGTCGCGTCGGAGGACTCGGTGGTTCAGGTACCGAGCGCCGGGGAAGTTCCCCGGCTCCTCGTACGTCGCCTTCACCGGAGGGTCGAGCAGACCCGTCACCTCGGTAGCGAGGTAGATCCCCTCGGTGCCGTTGGTGAGGTCGAACCACTCACCGTTGACACCTTCTAGTTCGACGAGGGTATCGGGGTCCAGCAGTCTGGAAGCCATGTAACTCCTCGTTACGTATCAAGTTATCGGCGTGTGTAAGTCAAGGCCTGCTTAGCGACCTCGTTGTTCTTCACCGCGATAGCGTCGTCAACCGAGTTGACCTGGATGTTCATGATGTTTCCGACCGCCTGGGTGCCCCAGTCGAGCGCGGCGTTCAGGCCGTTGGTGAGCGCGCCCCCGCCGATGCCGAGGTCGCCCATCGCCTGGTCGAGGTTCGCGCGGGCGAACCCGGCGACAGCGTCGGTACCCTGCTGCCAGGTCGAGGCGATCTGCTCGCCGAGGAACTGGGCCAGCGTCTTCTGCTCACCCATCTGCCCGGTCTGCTGCTGCTGCAGCTTGAGCTTGTCCTTCTCCAGCGCGATCTGATCCTTCTGTGCCTGGATCTGATCGATCTGGTCTTGGATCGCCTTCTTCTCTTCCTTGGTGCCCGCGGCGTTCTTGTCTACCTTTAGCTGCTTGCGCTGAAGCTCTAGCTGGTCGTATGCCATCTTGAGCTCGTCGAGCTGGCCTTTGACGTCGTCGCCCAGAAGCGATGATCCGGAGGCGAGCTCTGCGGTAGGCGCTGTCAGGGACGAGGTCAGATCCCTAGAGGCGGTAGCGGTCGATTCCAGCGATGTCTGCAACCCGCTGAGGTCGCCTTTCATGCTGCCGAGGTTGAACGCCAGCGACGTGGGAGCGGTGCCGAACGTCTCTTTGAACGCTGAGAAGATCTGCTTAGCGATCTCACGGGCGCGATCCAGGACCGGGTCCAGGCCGTTCTCGATACCGGTACCGAGGCCTTCCATCAGCGCCTCGCCGGCGGGGATCAGCTCTTTACGGTCCTTCGGGAGCGGACCCTTGACCGCGGCAATCTTGGCGGCGATGCCGGACGCGAAGGCCAGCACCGACTCCAGGCCCGCTTTGATACCGGACAGCAGGCCGTCCATCAGGGCTTTACCCGCGGCCACCAGGATCGAGCCGAAGTTACCAGCAGCGGCGGCGATCTTCCCGCCGAGAGCTTGGACCTCCGCCACAACCTGCTGCGCGCCAGAGGCGGCTGCGGAGACCATCTGGGAGAACGCGGTTTGTACCGCAGACACCGCCGCCGAGAAGGCGTTGGCGATGACCGAGCCCATCGAGCGGAAGATGTTGCCCGCGGTGTTAACCACGTTCCGAGCGCCGTTCGATACGGCAGCGCCGACCATAGAGAACGCTGAGGCAGCGTTCGCGGTGATCGTGCTCCAGAGAGAAGACAGCAGCCCCGGAAGCGTCATCATCGCTGAGCGGATACCGGTCACCGCGGTGACGGCCATCGAGGGAATCGAGTCCCACACCTCGGCGGCCTTGAGCTTGACGCCCTCCCAGGCGGTCGGGATCTGCTTGATCAGCTCGATCGCGCCCTGAATCTGGATCGGCGCGAAGTCCATGACGCCGTTGGCTTCACCGTCCGACAGCCCCGGCACCTTCGAGAACGCGGCAGCCAGGCTGTTGATCAGGTCGACCAGCGTCGAGATCGACGCGATCAGACCATCGAGCTCCGCTTTGAAGGACTGGATCTTCTGCGGGTCGGAGAAGAACTCCAGGGACTTGTTTAGGATGTCGACCAGTCCGCCGCCAAGCATCTGCAGCGTGTCACCCAGACCCGACATAGCGTTGTCGAACTTCGACACGCCATCCGGCCCTGCTGTCGTGAAGTCCGTGACCCACTTCGAGAAGGACTCGCCTGTGCGGTTGATCCAGTCTGCGATAGCAGGGAGCTTGCCGCTGAACTTCTCAGCGAGGTTCAGCAGTCCGTCGACGAACGATGTGAGGCCGGGAGCGGATCGGGAGATAGCCGCGCCGATGTTCGAGATTAGAGACTCGATACGCCCGAGGCCCTCGCCGGAAGTGACCGAGTCGACGATCGACTTGGCGACATCCGCCATGCCCTGAGTGACCTTGGGCAGGTTCGCGGCCAGGGTCGGGATAGCCTTACCGAGCTGGTCGAACACCGGACCGAACTGGTTCTCGACCGCGGCAGACATCGACTCTTTGAGCCCGTCGAACGCGGGCTTGAGCCTCTCGGCAGCGCGCTTGAACCCGTCGATGCCTAGTGCGAGTGCGCCGATAGGAACGGCTACTGCGGCGATCAGCCCGGGCAGTGTGAGAAGAGCGGCTGAGATAGCGCCCAGCGACCCGGCGATCAGCGGAGTCAGCGCCGCCGCTGCCCTGAGGATCAGCATGTACCCCGTGGGGTTGATTCCTGATCCGAACGACGGAGCTTTCATACCGCTCAGAGAGTTCGCCACGCTGTCCAGCAGGCCTCTGTCCACGTCGGCACGGACCTTGACCCTGGCGGTCATACCGGCGGTGCTGGCGGCCACCTCCTGCCGGAAGTTGCCCATGTCCGGCTCGACCGGGATCTTGACCTTCAGCTTCTCAGCCCACTTGACTGCCGCCTGAACCTCGCGGTAGAACCCTTTGAGGTTTGGGGTGACCTTGATAGAGATTATGCCCACTTCTTTGCCTGGCACAGATCACCTCCTTTATCCGCCCGTTGCCTGGGCCTTCCGATTGCGGGAAGCAGCCATACGCATGGCCGCGACGGCTCCGAACGAGCCGGGTTTGTACTTCTTCGCCTTGTGGGGTTTGACCTGCGGAACCGGGAACGGTTCGGGCGGGGTCAGCCTGCGGCGCTTGTCCTTCGACGTGTTCGCCAGCAGGTACATGAACTTGAGTGCTCGGATTTCGTTGACCAGCGCCGCGGTGGTGTACGTCTGATCGGTCCAACCGCGGAACTGAGGCCCGCCCTGCTTCTCCGACCAGAACCGGCCCTCCCGGGGCAGCTCTTTGATAAGCGCCAGGACCTGGATAGGCCCGAGCCGGGAGGCGGGATCGAACAGATCCGCGAGGTTCATCTGGTACTCAGACCGGAAGTCCGCGTACAGGGCGTCGCCGTAGTCGTCGATCAGTCCTCCGAGCTGGAGGCTTCCCCCGCTTGCGTCTCCTCCAGCCAGTAGTTGAGGATCTTGGTGGCGAGGGCGACGTCCTCGTCGACGGCGTCCATCAGAGTCTCGGAGTCGCGTCCCGCAGTCAGTTCGAGGATCTTGAAGACTGCGTCAGCGAGCTTCTCGGCGTCAGCCTCGGTCTTGTCGCCGTCGGCTTTGTCGTTGATCGTCCGGATGGCTTCGAGCTGCGTAAGGATGTCTTTGCGCGCGTCTTTGCGGAGGCGCATCACGTTCTTGAGGGACACGGTTGTGTCCTTGGAGATCTGCACCTGAACCGGCGCGCCGTACTCGCGGTCGGCCTCTTCTCGGATGGTGTCGAGGGTCAGAATCTTGCTCATGGTTTGGCAGGCCTTTCGATTGGCGGCGGGCAGTTAGGGGTTGGGGGAGCGGCGGCCCGCCAGAGATACCGCTCCCCCGTCTGACACGGGTTACGTGTCAAGTTCGAATCAGGCGACAGTCACCACGACGCCGCTGCCACCGGTGGTGGAGTCGGTGCCCAGCGAGATCGCCAGAGGACCTTCGATGTCGAAGTCGTCGCCCGCCGTGACGGTCCACGCGGACTCAGCCACGCCGTCGTCGACAGCGCCGATAGCGGACTTGACCGCCGCAGCGTTCGCGTTGTACGCGATCGAGGCCGTGGTCTTGTCGCCGACCTTCAGCGTGAAGCTGCCGCCGGTAGCACCGCCCAGATCAACGGTGTAGACCGGAGCGGTCTCCACGGCGTTGAACCAGTCCTCTTCGATCCACTCGTAGAGGTTGTACGACTGGTAATCGAGGAAGGTCGCGCGTACGGGCAGAGCGCCGAACTCGTCGGTCGCCAGCGAGATAGCGTCCTCACGCTTCAGCGAAGCCTTACGGGCGTGGAAGCCGAGGCGAACGTCGTTGTCGACGATCACGATCAGCAGCGCACGCTCGTTCACGACCGAGCCGGACTTCACGCCGAAGATGCCGGGGGTAGCCGACTGGTTCGGGCCGAAGTACAGCTCCAGAGCGGTCTCGTCGAACTGGGTCAGGTTGATGACCACGTAGTCCGCGATCTCTTCGGTCTCGACCTCGCGCAGCTTCTTCTTCTGCCACGAGCCGCGGACCTCGGAGTCACCGCCGTCGAAACCGAACTCGGGCAGGTCATCCTCGGAGGTGTGTCCGACGAGATCCCAGCCGGTGCGCTCCCATGCCTCGGGGTGCTCCAGGTCGATCAGCTTGAGCTGAGCGGGAGAGGGGGCCGCCGTACCGACCGCAGCGGTGTACACGTACCCCCGCGCGGCAATGAGGACGGCATCATCTTTCAGTGCCATTTGGTTCCTTAATTCTTAGGGGGCCGGATGCCGAGTCGGATCAGGCCGAAGACGCGCCAGGTCCGGTCGAACGGTGACGGGCCGTGGGACGCGCCCAGGGTCTCGGTCACCGAGTGCAGGTAGCCGGCTGGCGTTTTGGTTTGAAGACGTGCAGCGCGGTACAAGACCTCTAGGGCGTCCTCGTACATCTGCTCGGTAGTGGGCAGGTCAGCCGCTGAGTAAGCGGTCATCTCGACCACCGGCTGCGTGAACAGCGTCGGGTGCTCGGGGCTGCGGGTACCGCCTACGCGGCGGACGGTGATCAGCGGGAACGTGCGGGAGTCGATGTCCTCGACCCACGTCCCTACGTGCACACCGGCCAGAGACGGAACGGTGCTGATCGGCTCGGACAGGTCCTCGTGACCCCGCAGGATCGGGAGCACGACCTCACCGACGATCGGAAGCTTGCCAGCCATGCGCTACCCCCTCTTCCCGCGCTTAGCGCCGGTAGAGATAGCGGTCTGGCCGCCGAACCCGGCGGCACCGGTGAGGATGTACAGCCCCTGCGGAGCCTTCGTGACGCGGCCGTACTTCTCCGGGTCGAAGACACCGGACGGGTAGTGGCCGTACTCGATCGACTCGGGGCTGGGGGCCTCCATGTTGACGTAGGCATCCACCGAACCGTTGGTCCGCGTGATCTTCGTCAGATGGTCCGGGCCGTGGATCTTCTCCCACTGCGTGCTCGCACGAGCGGCAGCCAGGTTGGCCTTCGCCCGGTCAGCGACCTCGTCAGCTTCGGAGCGCATCTCGTGGACCACACCGGGCAGGTGCGACACGACTTTGTTCAGACCGGATCGACCGTAGTACAAAGGCATCAGAACCTCCGAACCACGTATTCGAGGCGGGCGGTGCGGCGAGAGCCGTTGTAACGACGAGGGTCGCCGTACACACCCCAGCGCTCACCGCGCCACACAACCTCAGACCCGGACTTCAACTCGGTCGTGAACGACCGGGGGAGTCGCATCGTGTAGACCTGCTCGGTCATGTCGCCGATGTCGTCCATCTCCGCTCGGCGGGAAGACGTGCCCGACTGGTTCTGGACCTGGAATCGCGCGACTGTCTCGACGCCGGTGGCAGAAGGGCCGACCAGGGTGTTGCCCAGCCGGTCCTTCCGAGTCACCTCGGGGTACACCGTTACGGGCTCGTAGTTAGCCCCGTCGTCCAGTAGCCCGCTCATCAGTAGCCCCAGTACAGCGGGGAGCTCTGCTGGAACACCTGCCACTCGACCGAGCCGAACGCCGGGTATTCACCCGAGCGCTCCAGCGGAGTCTTCGGACGAACGTTGAGCACGCCGACGTTCTTGGAGAGCCCGAGCTGAGCCCACTCTTTGTCGGTGATCTCGATCGCCCCGGTGTTCAGCCGCCAGTTGAGCTGGTACGAGTAATTGCCGTCGGTCTCACCGATGTAGCCGTCGGGGTTACGGATCAGGCGCGTGACCGCGGAGGCCTCGACCTTGATAACCCGCTTGAGGTAGTCCTCGTCCTCGGCTTTGTCGTCCAGGTCAGGGATACGAGAACGGATCTCGATCTCGGCGTCCTCTAGGAACGTCTCGACCTGGGTCTCTTCGTCATCGGTCAGCGGCCGCCCGAGCCGCGCGACCACGTCGCTGGGCTCGGCGTATGCCATTAGGCTAACGCCTCCAGATCCGCGATACGCTTCTCCAGCTTCGCAATGGCCTCGTTGACGGTGTCAGCAGCCGCAACAGCAGCCTCCGCCTCGGTGCCGATCTCGTAGCCGGTGAGGGCCACGTCGGCCCCGTTGAGCACGACGTTGGCGCTGAGCGCCTTCGTGTTGACCGTGCGCGTGGTGGGCACGTAGTTGGAGTGGGTGTGGTTACCAGCGGCAACCGTGCCCGCTGCCGTACCCACGTTGAGCAGTGCGGCGTCGCCGAGGTCGGTGACGTCGGCCGCCTCGTGGGTGTGTGCGGCCGGGGGGAAGTCCTCTGGCTTGTCAGCCACATCGTCCCAGGAAACCTCGACCTCACCGGGCTCTTCTGTTTCCAGGTCGGCCAACTTGGCGATGATCTCGGCGTCGCTGAGCGAGCCCAGCCATCCCCGGACCACGGCCCCGTTGTATGGAGCAGTCATATCTACCTCCAGGTAGTGGTCGGGACAGTCGGGGAGGGGCTACCGGAGCAGCCCCTCCCGTTCTGTGTCAAGGTTGGGTCAGGCGTCGGGGTCTTCGTCGTCGACGAACTTGACGAACGCCTGCTTGTCGCCGAGCAACCAGCCGAAGGTCACCTCGATCAGGATCGCAATCTGGTTGGTCTGCCACATCGAGACGGTCTGCGGGGTGGGGGACGTGTTGTCTGTCAGGGTCGCGGTGTCCGACATCTTCACGCGGATCTCGTCGGCGAAGCCGTACTTGAGCTGCGAGAAGTCGCCACCGACGACGCGGACCTTGGAGTCGGTCGCGGCGCCGAGGTCGCCGCCGACAGCCTTGCCGAACTGGACCGGCAGGCCCAGCAGGTCGCCGGCCGAGGCAGCCAGGTTGATCCGGGTCGGGTCCACGTTGCCGTTGGCGTCGCGGTAGGCCTGCGAGCGGAGCAGACGCGCGCGGTAGCGCGGGTCTGCCGCCCAGCCGTTGAAGTCGACGTCGGTGTTGGCCGAGACGAGGTCGTAACCGTCCAGGAAGCGGTCCAGCAGCGGCGTGGTGCCGGTCTGCAGGTAGTCGACGTTGGTCGTGTTGACGATCACGTTGTTGGTGTCGATACCCTGCAGGGCCGAGCCGGTCAGCGGAGACTTACCGTGGAACACGGCGAGGTCGATACCGCGGCCGATGGCGTACGCCAGGTCAGCCTGCAGCTTGGTGTACAGGCCGGAGGGGTTCATGCGAGCGAACTCTTCCGACACGGTGACGATGGTCGCCAGCTTGATCGGCGCCACGGAACGGGTGTCCCATGCGGTGCCGGACAGCGGCTTGGTGCCGCCCTCTCGCTGCTCGTTCGACGTACCCACGCCGACCTGACCCACCTCGGGGCGCTTCACGGTCGTCGGGATGATCGTCTCGCCGTACGAGATCGGGATGTTCTCGCCGAGGCGCAGGACAAGCGAGCTCTCCTGGGCCTTGTCGAAGATGGGGCCGACGATCTCCTTGGGGAGCAGGTCGGACGGGACGTGGGCCAGTCGGCCCTGGTGGTTGCTGCCCGCGGTGTTGGGGGCGAGCTCGTTCAGGGTTGCCACAGGGGGCTCCTTACTTGCCTAGTTGGTTTTTCATGAGCGCGGTGAAGGCCACCGCAGGGTCGTTGCTCGGGGCTTCTGTGCCGAGGCCTTGCGAGCGGTCGACAGCGGCCACGGGGCCGTTCTTCAGGCCGAACAGGGTCTTGAGGCTCTCGGCGTGCGTCTTGAGCGCTTCCTCCGAATCGCCCTGCAGCGTGTTCGCGAACGTGAACAGCGGCGTGGGATCGGGGGTGAGAGCCTGGACCGCGGTCACCAGACGGTCGAAGTCGTGCTGCTTCTCGGACGCGGAGGTAGCCGCCTGGGCTGCCTGGGCTTCGAGAGCTGCGAGCTTCTCCGCGAGACTGTCGCGCTCGGTCTCCACGGTGCGGAGCTGAACTCGGTAGTTCGCGGCCTCGGTGTTCGCCTTCGAGAGCTTCTCGCGAGCCCAGTCAGGCAGGTCCTCGCTCTTGGGAGCGGGGGCCGCCGGAGCTGGGGCAGCGGGAGCTGCGGGTTCGGGCGTCGAGGGGGTGTCGGTGGGTTCGGTCATCTGTGCCTCCTGGGCGTGGGTGACTCCTGCTCCTGGCAGGTCGGTCGGGTTGGCGGGCTAAGCAGCGAGTGCTGCGTACTGCTGTGCTGAGATCTCGCCGCGCTCCAGGCGACGGCGAAGGGCGTTGATAGCCAGCTCGTTACGAGTAAAGGGCTGGCCTTTGTTTTTCCCGCTCTTGTGGACGAGGCCTTCGTCCTCTAGAGCGATGGCTTCCTTGGTGGCTTCTCCCCACAGATCGAGGGCGCGATCGGCAGCTTCTTTGCCGAACCAGTCCTCGTTCCGGAAGACGGGGATCACCTTGCAGTCACACCCGGGGTGCCACTGCTTGATCTCTCCGCTGATGTCAGCGAAGTAGGTCTCCAGGTCTTTGTTCTCGAACAGCTCCAGAGCGTGTTCCGTGTCAAGGTCGAGACCAGCGGTCTCGGCCCGGACGTACGTAGGTCCGCGGCTGATCAGCATCAGGCACCAAGCGCAGGTCTCCCGGCCCGTCGCGACGCGAGCCCAGCCCCGCAAGACGCGGGGTTCCGGGTCGTTCTCGACGGCGTGGATGATCTGCTGACGGCCTGCGTTCTCCACCTCGCGCACCGCTCGGAGCGTCAGGTGAGTCAGCGCGTCTCCGCGGGTGTCCGACTGCTGCATCCGCTCACGAGCCGGGTCCATGTTCTCGACGAACTTCTCGAACGTCGTCCCCTCCAGGGGCCGATCGTTACGAGGGAGATCCGGGTGGTGCTGAGCCCGCTGCGAGTCGTAGAACCTGCGAGCGAGCACCGATGCCTCTGTGCGCCGGCGCTGGATCTCGGGGAACAACAGGTCCAGCAAGCGCAGCCAGTCGAACATCGTCAGCGCGGGCTGAGCGAAGAACCCGGCCACGTTCCTGACGTGCCGGACTACTGCGGCGGAGATGAGGAGCTGCGCGGCGGCGTACTCCTCCGGGTTCACCGGGTCTTGGTCCGGTTAAATCCGGAAGGCGACGTCTGCGTCTCCGTCTTGGTCTCGGTGACCGTCGGCTTCGGCGTGGCGTCAGCCTGGGCTTTCGTCGTGGAGTACAAGGTGTCGATCATGTCCTCGGTCTCCTGCTTGTCCCAGTCGCGCATCTGCTCGCGCTGAGTAGCGGTGTAGCCGAGGTCGATGCGAGCCTGCTCCTTCGGGATCGGACCCTGGCCGTTGGCGTACAGCTTCGACACAGCGTCAGCCTTAGCGGCGACCGTCGGAGTCGACGGATCGCGCCAGACTGTCTCCAGCCGGGTGTACTCCTCGGTGACCTCGCGGCCCATGATCTGCATCGCGATCCGCATCGCACGCTCCCAGGCACCACCGAAGATCCGGCCTTTACGCTCGGCCATCTTCACGATCCGGGAATCGGTAGCGATGATGGCCTCAGCCGAGGCGGGGTTCTCCGACGAGGACGACAGGTACTGAGGCGGCAAGCCGGTGATAGACGCGGCCTCCTTACGGAAGACCTCCATCTCCTCGGCGAAGTTCCGCAGCTCGGCAGCCTTGAACTCGGAGATCTTGGCGGCCTCAGAAGCGAGCGTCAGGATGCGTCCGTAGTAGATGTCGAGCGTCGTGTTCTCGCCGTCGTTGGTCAGCTCGTCGGTGGTGACACCGGAGATGACGCGGAGCGGGGTGCCCAGGATCTGGGACGCCGACTGCAGGTTCATCAGCGTGCGAGACGCGGCGTCGGTGACCTTGCGCAGCTCCGGAGAGATCTCCGACCGGCCGTATCGGTTACCGAGGCGCGGGTCGTTGGTCAGCGGTACGACCGGCACCACACCGAGCCCGTGCTTGATGACGTCCCCGTCGACGACCCACTGGTCGTTGAGCCCGCCGTTGCGGCGGAGCGGGACAGTCTCGTCAGGCAGGTACAGCGTGGCTCGATCCGGGACCGCGACGTCGTCGCGCGTCGTGTATAGACGGACAGCCCGGGTGACCCGGCGGGTGTTGCGCGGGTCCAGCTCGGCGTACATATACAGCGGAGACTCGACCCGGATCAGCGGGATACCCGCGGGGTCCCCGGACTCGACGTCCGGGTGGCTGACCGTGATGTACGCGCGGCCGAACGTCAGCGAGTCGTCGTGTCCGAGGACCGACTCCTCGTCCAGGTCGTTCGCCTGCCACCAGTTCCAGAGCTCTTCGAGCCCCTCGGAATCCTCCGAGATACGGAACCCCTCGATGTCCAAGCGATCGGACAGAGTGCGGAGGTAGGTAGCGACCCAGCCTGGCTGGACGTCCAGGTAAGCCAGCTCCGGTGGAGCGCCGATCCCGATCGTCTTCAGCCGGCGCGTCCCGTTGCGGTAGGCCTCGGCTTCCAGCAGGTTCGGCAGGTCCCGTGCGAGGAGCCCTTGCAGTCGCTCGACGTGCTCGTGGTAAGTCGTCATCGCAGCAGACCCGCCCCCTTTCCTGTGTTGCTCTTGCTGAGCAGGAAGTCCTGGCGCGAGCCCCAAGCGAGGACAGCCGTCACAGCGGCGTCGATCTTGCGCTTGGATTCTTTGCCAGGTTTCCTGATGCTGATTGCGTCGTATATCGTCGGGTGCTGGTGCGCGTTGGTGATGTGCGCTTTGAGCACCGGGTTGTTGTCGTGTTTGACCTCGCCCGCCAGAACAGCGTCACGGAACCGCTCGCAGTCCAGCGCGAATCGCTTTTGCTGGCCGCGCATGTCGAAGGCGACCGGGTTACCGGGGGAGGCGTTGATCCTCAGCTTGCGTCGGAAGTCCTGACCCCAGGCGTCGACCGACTGCTCGAACTCCTTGACGTCCGCGCGCATACCGACGACGTCGTACTTCTCGAACATCGACCGGACGTACGCGTCCACGTCCTGGCGCGGAACCTTGTGCCCCTCGTACTTCTCAGGCACCCAGACCTTCACCAGGAACAACGCCCCGTCCTCGACCCGGCACGCGGTGAGCGCGGTGTGGTCGTTGGACAGCGAGCCGTCGAACCCGAGCGTGATCCGCTCGCCCTTCCTCAGCGGAGGCAGGTTGATGTCGTGGTTGCGATCCCACTCAGACGGAGCGATCCACGATTCCTCGGTGGCGTTGACCTGGTTGAGGAACTTCCGTCGGGACTCGATGACGTCGTTCTTCGCCGTCAGGACCGACATCAAGATGTCGTCGAGCGGGAGCCAGATCGAGTCGCCGCGGGCGATCTCCAGGCCCTTCATGAGCTGGGCGACCCCGGCCTCGTACCCCTCGGGGTCGTCGGACGGGAACGGGATCTCGGAGACCGGCGTGTCAGCCGGGGCTTCCAAGGCGTCGTAGAGGACGCCGGTGTCGATAGCGTCGCCTGCCAGGATGTCCAGCCAGTTCAGGTAAGACATCTCCGCGACGGTGTCGTCGCCGGGCCGGTGAGCGTTGCAGATCGACAAGGTGCGGGCACCGGGGACCTTGGTCATGTTGCCTTCGATGACCTCGGCCATCTGGTGGCCGTCGTTGACCTCGCCGCCGGGGCCTACTCCCCACCACTGCGTCTCGTTCTGGACGACGAACGTCGGGCGGTTACCCTCCATCGACGCGGGGGACGCGGTAGCGGCTTCTAGCCGGCCGCCGATCTCGGAATAGATGATGAAGCGGTTGACGGACAAGCCGTACTCGGTCTTCAGCTTCTTCGAGACCATGATCGGGAACAGCCCGAACGTGTTCACCGTCTGCTGCTGAGAGACTGCGGCGACGGTGACCCACGCCGCGTGGCGGGGCTTGCCGACCGGGTTACCGTTGTCGTCGAAGTGCGAGAAGGCGACTGGCCCGCAGAGTTCGGCGAGCGCGAGCGCGCCGATCATCGGGTCCTTTCCCCAGCCCTTCATCCGGCGGAGCGTGCCCTCGCGGTAGGCGTACTTCCCTTGATCGTCGACCGCGTACCACCAGGCGATGAATCGCGCCTGCTCCAGCGTCGGGACGAACGGGCCGTCGCCAGCGGGGGAGTTGACGTACTCGAACAGCCAGCTGATGATCTGCCAGCCGAGAGTCTTCTCGGGCAGGAACCATGAGCCGTCTTCGTACTGCCGCCAGGTCGGCCCCTGGATATGCGACGGGGCGGGGAGTAGCGACTCCGGGTAGTGAACCGCCACTCCGCCTCCTCGTTACGTATCAAGCAGCTTCGTAGGTACTGTCAAAGATGGCGGGTTTACAGGGGTAGAACTCCCCTTGCACGCCGCGGATGATCCAGTCTCCGTAATCGGCCCAGTGGAGCCCTTCGAGTGTGGCGATCACCAGTCGACCGTCACGAGGGTCTACAGAGACACCGGACTCCGGGTACGAACCATCAGGGTCCGGGTCGAGGAACACTTCCGGGTCGAACGATCCGGCGGTGTTCTCCTTGATCCACGAGTAGACCTCTGGAGCTTCGTATGGCACCAGATGCATAGCCTCAATGACTATGGGTTTCTTGCGAAATAGCGGCATTGGCAGGCCTCTCGTGTTACGTATCAAGTCACAGAGCGCAGAAAGTCCGTCGCAGGGTCGATGTTGTAGTTCGTGTGCGGAGTCGTGCCGCGGATGAAGAACAGACCGGCGTCCAGCACCGCGCGGATCAGCGCGATCAACTCGAACGTCGGGTTAACCCCGATCTCCAGGAGCTGGCGCAGGATCGAATCCGGACCAGAGAACACCCGGGACATCATCACGACCTTGTAGATCGCGGTCTTCATCTCGCCCGAGTCGCCCTCGCAGTCGGTGTACAGGTCGCCTTTGTGGGCGTAGTTCCTCCACCAGTCCGGAGTGTCGACCATCAGCTGGTCAGCGATACCGTGCGACTTCGCCGAGGGCATCTGACCGCCCGGGTCAGGCCACACCTTGCCGGTCTCGCGCATAGGGTTGCCGAACGTCACGGCTCCGCGCACGTGGTCTTTGACCCAGTGCAATCGGCCGGTCACCGGCTTGATGTGGTATTCCCACAGCTCGGAGGTGACGATCGCGCCTTGCGAGTAGCCGATCATCGACAGCCCGTAGCGCTCGATGCGCTGGCGCTCTTCCTCCAGGATGCGAGTGGCCTCGGCGACCCCGTTCGCCACGGACGGCCCCATCGGGAACGCCTGCGCGGTGTACGGCGGGCCTACCGGACGCCACAGGTACACATCCCCGAGACGTCTCGCGACGTCAGCGTCCGGGCCTATCCACCAGGGGACTCCCGTCCCGGAGACGGTGAGTAGTACCGGACGGGAGTCCTCGGGAGCCGGAATCCCCAGCGCGCGCAGGTCGTCGTCGGAGACGATCCCGTCGAGCGGCTGGAACGTCCGGGACTCGTACTCGGTCTGCCACGCCTCAGCCCGCGGGCCGAACTCGTCGGTGTCCGTGGGCAGCGGGCCGTGGATGCGGGCGTACCCGGCGAACCGGGCCGCCATCACCTCGCGCCAGCGGCGCACCGTGGGGTTCCGGTCGCCTAGCTTAAGCGGCATGGAACTTCTGCTCGGCAGCCAGCCACTTCTGGATCTGGACCTGAGCAGCGGTGATGTCCTCGGGCTTGACGCGCTTCAAGATGCGCTTCGCCAACTCGGGGTTGTTCGTCGGATCGTCGGAGTTCGACACCGCGTACAGCAGCGCGATCGAGACCGGGTCGCCGTAGATCACAGCAAGCTTCTCGACCAGCTGGATATGGACGTTGGCGTCCGTCGACCAGGACAAGCCGGCGATCGTGTCGACCTCGCCCTCGTGGGGCCAGTGCAGCGGCGAGCGGGACTTGCGCTTGTACTTGGCCTGCTGGCGAGCCAGGTCCAGCAACTCGCGCTGTTCAGCGTCGGTTAGAGCAGACAAGAAGTCGTCCTCTTCGTGAAGTAGTTGAAGCAGCGCGTCGCCCTGGGCGAGCGCGCGGTTGTAGCGGGCTTGTCGATCCGCGAGGCCGTTGGTACCGCCGTTGATCCGGCGGGTGACCGTGTTCAGGTCGCGGCGATCGGACAACTCGTTGATGTCCGGGCGGGCGACCGTCCAGTACCAGGCAGGGCCGATGCCCGCCCACTTCAGGTCAGCGAGCTCGCGGTAGTTCACGACGAAGTAGTCCGGTGTCGGAACCATCCCGAACGCGTACGCCCACTCGGAGAACGACCGGTAGTTGTAGTCCCAGGTGATCTGAATCCACGTCCGGCCGATGTACGGCGCGTACCGGCCGTTCTTGGCGATCTCCTCGGTGTACTGGAAGCTGCCGGACTCGTGACCGACCTGCGCCAGCCACATCGCGATCCGGTTGACGTTCGTACACTCGGATTCCCGGAGGCCCGAGCGGATCGCGGGCAGGATCTCCGCCGCACGAGCCTCGCTCAGGCCGGTGGCCGCCGCCAGGATGGGGGCTGCGGACGCCGGGGCGCTACCCCTCCGGAAAGTCGAGTAGCCGTCAGCGCGGATCTTGCGCGCGATGAAGTCGGCTACCGCCGGGTTGCCGTAGGTGTCGAAGGACCCGCCGTTGCGGCGGCTGGCCAGCTGAAAATGCATCGCGTCCTTCGGCGACGTCCAATCGTTGCCCCAGAACACCATGCCCTCGTAGAAAGCGAGGAGCTCGCGGACGCGCGCCAGCTTGGCGCTGTCGAAGCCGGCGTCCGGGATCTGGAACGGGTGGGTGTTCCAGTTCAGATCCATCGCCGTACCACTCAGGTGGTTCGACGACGGGACCGAGTTGGTCGGCGTCCAGCACGCGGAGTCCGCGTCGCGCAGCGGCTCGACGTACGCGTGGAAGTCCGCAGCGAACGCGCGCAGGATCGCTAGGGGCCAGCCCTTGGCGATCTGCAACGTGACGACCGTGCCGGGGATCTTCGCCCACTCGCACTCATCGGAGTTGAGCATCGGCCACCCGTTGGACGAGTGGGTCAGCCCGTAGACGACCCTAGGCATCAGCGCTTGAACGGGTTGATGGCGTTGATCAGCTGCTCGGGGAGCCGGGACAAGTCGGGGAACAGCCCGATGATCTTGTCGTCCAGCCGGGACAGATCCGGGATCTTCGCCAGGATCTTGTCGTCGAGGTCAGCGAGGTCGGGCATCTTCGCGGTAGCCCGGTCGATCACCTGGTTCAAGAACTCGGGGTGAGCCCTCAGGTAGTCGAAGACCGCCTTCACAAGAGCAGCGGCGAACATGGTGATAAGGCGGTTCATGAAGTCCTTAGTCGGTAGCGGCTTCGATCAGGTCCCACAGGTCGGAGTCCTCTTCTGGGACGTCGATCAACCAGCGGTCCTGGTGGTGCGTCACCCGGACAGGTCCGGGCGGTAAGGTCAGCGCGAGCTCTCCGTTGAACGGCTTCACGCGTACGACGCGGGGCGTGATGATCACGCCGTCCTGCTCGCGCAGGTCGCTGGAGAAAGTCCAGTGCGAATCGTCGGGGCGACCGGCGATGTCCTTGACGGCGGCGGTGATGGTGGGCATGAGCGGCTCTCAGGACAGTGGTATGAAGATGCTCGCCCAGGGGTTGTTCGTCGACGCCGAAAGCGTTCCGGACGCGGTGACCGTGTTAACGGCGAGAAGGGAACCGGTCGACTTGAGGTTGTAGCGGTTGGTAACCCCGGAGAACGAGGCGAACTGGGTGGTCGGACCGCCACCGTTGCCGCCGGAGAAGAAGCTCAGCCCGAGCGGCCCAGGTAGGGTTACCGCGTGCGACAGAGTCGTGCCCGATCCGGACGTGGCGACCGGGGTTAGCGAGGCGGCAACGCCGGTGGCGGAGATCGCGGTGACGATCGTCCACCCATCACTGACCGCTAGGGCGACCGATCGTGGAGCCCCGGTCCCGCCTCCGACCAGGCGGTATACCGTCAACCCACCGCTGGTGTTGGTGTTGTTGTGAGCTCGGGAAGAGATCTGCGCCATCGAAGTCCCGCCAAGCGTGACAGCTCCGGTATAGGGGCCAGTGCGGTCAGTGGCGACCGCGACAAATACGTCCGCGCCGGCGGCCGCGGTGAAGTTAAACGCGGACGGCGTCCCAAATGCCGAAGAGCCGGACCCGATGGCGTCGTACTGTGGATTGATGGCTGACCAGATCTCGACGGTACCGATGCTGATCTTTTTGATCTCGGTCGAGCCGATCGCGGCTTTCGCGAAAGCCGTCGTGGCAAGTGACATACCTGCCACGGCGACCTCCTATGCAGTCCTGAGATAGATAGTGTTCGAGTCTTTTGTGCCGATCGCGGTGTACTGCGCCTCGGTCCCGACCCAGATCGTCAGCGTCCGGGCACCGGAGTTGTCCGAGCCGGCGACGTAGCCGGTAGCCAGCTTCGACAGCGCGATACCCGCCCCGGAAGCGACTTTGGCGTTGGTCACCGATCCGTCGGTCGGGGTGCGGGTGTTAGACAGCCGGGAGTCGTTACCGACGCACGCGGTCGTAGACGACGTCCCGAACGAGACGTTCAGCGTCCGGTTCGATGACAGATCCCCGCCGCCGGTCAAGCCGGTACCCGCGGTGATCGTGGTGGTCTTGTCGGCTTTCGCGCCGATCTGCGAGGCGACCGTGGTAGCGAAGTTCGGGTCATCGCCCAGCGCTGCGGCCAGCTCTTTGAGCGTGTCCAGCGTCGCCGGTGCCGAGTCGACCAGCGCCGCGGTACCGACAGCCACCCGCGCGTCCACCGCGGCCTCGTCCAGCTTCTCGTCGAGAGCGGTCTGTAGCCCGGTGACATTGGCGATCGAGTGGGTGTGCGTGCTCGGGGTGAACGTCGTCGGCTTACCGGTGACGTCGTCCCACGCCACGGAGCTCGACTCCGGCGGGTTGTCGGCCAGGTAGTCCGCGATCGCGGCATCGAGGTCGGTGACATCCGCGGCGACGTGGTCGTGCGCAGACGGCGGGAACTCGGACGGCACGTTGATCAGCCCGTCCCAGTCCGCTGACGGCGGGTGCAGGTCTAGGTAACCGTTGATCGTGTCGGCGATCAGGTCGGCGGTGGAGTCCGGCGGGAACGCGACCGACGAAGCGATCAGCGGCCACAGCGAGGAGTCCTCTTCCGGCACCTCGATGAACCAGCGGTACTCGCCGTAGACGACGATCGCGAAGCCGGGTTCCAGCTCTACGCTCAGTGCTCCGTCCACCGGGTTTACCCGGACCTGCTTCTGGGTGATGATCGAGCCGTCCTGCTGTCGGAGCACGGTCGAGAACACCCACTGCTGATTGTCGGGCTGACCGGTGACGTCGCGGACGTCGGCGGTGATCGTGACGGTCATACCGGCCTCTCGTAGGTTACGTGTCAAGTTAAGGAGCCCGTTTACCGGTGGAGCTCATACCGGCCAGGGGCGGCCGCTCTTGGTTACTGGCTGGCCTCGCCTGCCTGGCAAGTTGGTCCGCCTAGAGGCCTGCGACCGGCGCGCAGCCGCGGTTTGGGCATAGGCGGGGTTTGCAACGGTTCCTGAGCACGAATACCGCCGTCGTCACGGCAGACCGCCTCAGTCGGGACGTTGCGCCCGGGTCTTGGTGGCAGCCCCAGCGGGGGAGCACCGGAAGGGGAGCGCTCAACCCCGCCGGGGACTGCGGTCGGCTCCGGCATAGCCGGGGCCTCGGGGCGCGCCAGATCTACGATCTGGACGCCGGTCTCTAGCTCGACTTCGGCTTACGGAGAGCGCGCTCGAACAGCTCGCCCATCGTCGTCACCGACGCATCCGGGCCGTCTGACTTCGTCCGCTCCACCTCGATCCGAACCCGTCGCCTGTCACCTTCTGAGACCAGAAGCGATGACAGCATCTGATTGACGGCTACTAGCATCTGCGACGAGGGCTTGGAGGATTTCAGGAGCTGGTCGGCGAAGTGGAGGGTGAACTTCGCGTAGTGCCAGTCCGACGGCTGATAAAGCGCGGCTTGCGCCGACTCGGCTAGAGAGTTGTAGAGGTCTCGGACGATCGGGTGAGGATCGGTGAGACCGAGCGGAGGGGACTTCACGGGTCCGGAGACGGGGAGAGTAGTGACCTCTCCGTACTCGGTGGTGTTCCGGCGAACTCGTTCGTCGGACCTCTTCGGGATCGGACCCGGCATGACGCCTCCTGGGCTCGGGGACGCCTGGTCCCTCCTAGTTGCTTCTGCGCCCCGGGTGGCGGGGCGGTGGCCGCTTCTTCATCGCGCGCAGCTTCGCACGCTGAGCGACGCCTTCCATCGCGGACTTCCGCGCATGACACGGCTTGCACGACGCCTGGAGGGGTGACTCCTCGTCGCGGTAGCGGACGTGGTCGACCTCGGTAGCCATCCCTGTGCAGATGTCCGCGTAGCGGATCTGGCAGCGGTGACCAGCCGCCCGCAGAACCTCGCGGCGGATGCGAGGCCAGTCGGCCGGCAGCCGCTCACGGCGGTCAGATGACTCCCAGCTCACTCAGCAGCGTTCTCCATCGCCGACCGGACCAGGTGCTCTGGTAAAGTGATGGTTCCCCCTGGACGGTCCCCGACGATGAGGCGAGCCTTCCACAGACCATCTTCGTCCTCGAAGATCTCTCCTACTCGGATGCTGACCGATGCGGTCATGTTTCCCTCCCTAGTGACATACCTGACAAACGTAACCCGCTGCGGGCCGCCTTCGGGGCGGCCACGGGTTAGTGGTTCTGTTACGTATCTAGTCGTACGTAACGTACCTGGTTACGTAACCACTGGTTCTGTTGGTGAGTGATGCTTACGTAACGTACCTACCCAAAACGACCATGCTGTATCGGCCGGGGGATAAACCCCGGCCTGTACGGTCTAGGTACCTCTCTCATCGTTCGGTACCTACCTGGGCGACCGGAGGTCGCTAAAAGGGGTAGTCTCTCTCCGTTCGACTACCCCGACAAGAACCTATGTCGGGGTGCGGTCGCTCGGCAGAGCCTCGCTCCCTTACCCCTCCATAGTAGAGAAACCCGACACTTTCGCGTTTCACCCGTAGAATGTGACGCACTTCACACGAATATCTTCCTACGCGGGCGTCAGCCGGCGACGGCTCTGCGGCCGTCTTCGCTTGTCTCCGGTGCCATCTATCGATCCGCACCGTTCGTCCGTCTACGGGGCTCTCAGGGGGCATTACGGGGCCTTCTAGGCCCGCGCTGTTCCCTCCGTCGACTTCCAAACCCGTACACGATCTGGCAGCCGCA